CATATTGAAAAAGTTGACAAACTGAAACGCTCGTTTAGAGTGATGGCATTAAAAAAGAAAGCACACCTATCTGATAATCAGATTAAACGTTTAGTTGGTGTGGCCCAAGGGTCAAAGATGGAAACTCTTGTGAAAGACGCTCTACAATTTATTGAAGAACAACGTAAAGTTTCTAGAACTAATTTTTTAGGCGCTTCCAGTTTAATAGATAACAAGCAAACGTCAGCCGCCTTTAAACGAGATGACCTAAACGTACAAAGTGACGCAACTGAAGAACAGCTCCATTCAATAGAGATGAATTCAAAGTTACAGTTTTCTTTCTTCGTTAAAATGAATACAAACGTTCCATAAAAGTATAAATGAGCGCTTCGCTTTTTGTTGTAGATAAACGCTCAAAAACAAAATAAGAAACTTTCGCTTTTTCCGAGTGGCAAAAAGTGCTTTTCGTCGTACTGAAAGATGAATGAAATTGCTGAATAGTCTTCGTTTTTCTTAATTTCTGAGGCTTTGAATTTATTAGTGTTCAAATTCTTGCCCCATATTGTAGATTCATTAAAGACTGCTACTTAAAATGGCATTGAGTGTCACTCCGCTGTGCTCGTAGACAAAAAGATGAGAGTGCACAAGCACCTCATCAGGTCAGGAAGTGCGCATGGCCGTCTTCGCCAGCCACACTTCTTCCCCCATGTTGAAAACAACCTTAATTTTTAGGGCTTAAAATGTTTGATTTTTCAATATTTCTGGACTTAATATATAAAAAATAAATATATGCGTGTTTTAGAATATTAAAAAATAAAATATCACGCATACATTTTTAAAATAATTAACGATTTTATGTTTTGTTTTGGAGAAATTAAAACAAAAATACAAATATCGGAAAGCTTATTTTTACTGTCCATTATTTTAACAAAAACACATCTTTTTTGTTTAGAATAAAATTTAATAAAAATATTGACATTTTGGATGGATAATGATAAGATTTATATACAATAACTTTTAAAAAGTGAGAATACTTCTAATTATTTTTGCTAAAAAGAACATTAAGCAATCCAAATAATTGATGCCTTTAGGTTGTTAATTGTTTGGATGAGCTTAGATGTATTTTCTCATTTCGTAGGTTGTTGTCTTCTTAAAATTCAACATTTGTTAATACATTTGTTATTTTTATCCATAGATGGATTTGATAATTGCTAGATGCAATTTATAAAATCTGTTTACTCCTTTCATATGTAAAATAATTTTGTTGAATGTTAAGAGGCTGCTATAAAGGGTGATTATACTTCTAAAATCATTTCAGCCAAGAAAAAGTAATGCCTCCCCTCGGAGTGGGGAATAGCATATTAATCATTTCACAGTAGCCTCTATAAATCAGAAAGCTCATCTTGTAAAAAGGTGGGTTTTTTGGTATAATCTAATCATTCAATTCAACAAAAAAGAAATGGAGTATATTGTTTTATGTTTTCAAGAAAAAACAAAAAAGAAAAGCTTCCTGTAAGGAAGGCAACTAAATGGCTATGGCTTTTATTTTGGATTATCCTCTTTGCACCATTTGTAACTTTTGGTGTGATGATGTTCCAACGAAAATTGCCTCAGTTCCGAATACCGTTTGAAACAATGGTTAAAGACCAGAATAAAGGAAAAGATTTAAAACTTTATTCTTTAGAAGTTCCGTTTGATGAAAATACTGCTGTTGCAGATGCAGCAAGTGTGGATGTTTCTCATTTTGAAACGGTTCAGCAATTACAGGCTGTACTTGGAAATCAAGACCAACCATATATTGCTCAGAAGATTGGTTCTTATAGTAGAATCGTTACAGGAGAAAATACTTTTAAAGAAGTTTTTGACTTGTATCAATTCTATGGTCAAACTTACTATCTAAAAATTAAAGTGGAAAAACAAGATGGCAACCTATCAGTTCTCAATGCAAGTTTAGAGAACTATGATGAGGGTGAACCACCATATACAATTTCAAACGATTCCTTTGCTAATGAGTATCAAGATTTTAAATCTCAAATGTCATTAACAAAGAATATGTACCTACAAGAAGTTAAACTAGAAGCAAAAACTTCTACATATACATATAAGACGGTGACGGGTCAAGGCAGAACGGCCAAAGCAACAGAAAAGTCATTTATTTATAATCGTGAAAATCAAAAACTAGAATCAAAATAAAATGAAAAATCCTTAGTTAAACTAGGGATTTTCTTTTGATTTTATGGTATAATGATATACAGATGTTTTGAGATATGAAAGGAGAAAAATCAAAAAATGTCAAAAGAAAAAAAGAATAAAAAATTCCGAATGGCCCTATCTACCAAAATTTCGATTGGGTTGTTGTCTCTTGGTTTAATTGGGGCTGTTGGTGTAACTGTTGCAGGAAATCACATCTACAAGAAGTACCAAATTGAAGAAGCAGTTCAAAAAGGATATGATATTAATATCCAAGATGCAGACTTCAAACAGCACTATAAAACACAAGTGTTAGATGCAAGTGGCAATGTCCTACAAGAATTTTCTAGAGGTGATTTTGAATATATCTCTTATAAAGATATGCCAAAATATTTGCCAGATGCACTTGTATCTATAGAAGATAGTCGCTTTAAAGAACATAAAGGTGTAGATATTCAAGGCTTCCCTGCTATTATTCAATCTAAATTGACTGGCGGAGAAGTTCGAGGAGCTTCTACTCTTACTCAGCAGCTTGTTAAAAATGTCTATTTAACAAATGAGCAGACGATTACTCGTAAAGTTACGGAAATGGTTTTGGCTCAAAAAATTGAAGATAAATATTCTAAAAACGATATTTTGGAATTTTATCTGAACAATGTTTATTTTGGTCATGGAGCGTATGGCATCAATACAGCTTCATTAACTTATTTTGGTCACTCTATTAAAGAAGCTACCTTGTATGAAGTTGCTACCTTGGTTGGTATTACTAACAACCCAACCCTGTTTGACCCAGTGAACCAACCAGAAAATTCTTTGAAACGCACTAAAATCATTTTAAGTGAAATGGTGAAACAAGGATATATTTCAGAAAAAGACAAGGAAGACGCTCTTGCTCATCCAAGTCAAGCTCAATTAAATCTTAATCAAGGAAATCAAATTACTGATTATGCTGTCAAATTTGCAATTGATAATACAGTAGAAGATTTAATGAAAGCAGATGGTTTTGTATTCCAATATTCTTTCTCTAGCGAAGATGAAGAAAAGGAATATAAGAAGAAATATGCTGAAAGTTATGACGAGTATTACCAGAAAGTTATTAATGGTGGATTCGTTATTAATACTTCTATTAATCAAGAAATTCAAAAACAAGTGCAGCAAATTGTTACGGATACAACGGCAGGCAAAGGGGTTCAAGCCACAGCAACTGTAATTGACAATCAAACCAATACAGTAGTTGCTATTGTTGGTGGCATTGAGGGGCAGGGAGAATTTAACCGAGCAAGCCAATCCTTTAAGCAACCCGGCTCTGCTATTAAGCCTTATATTTCTTACACACCTGCTCTTGAAAGAGGGTATACTCCAAATACTCCTATTTCTGATGCAAAAGGAAATTCAAGTTATCCTGATAACTGGTATTCAGATTCTATCTATCAAAGGAATGATTTGACACTTACTAAGGCCTTAGAAATTTCAGCAAACCGTCCAGCTTATCGTTTGGCTTCTGAAATGCCTGACCCGATTGACCCTCTTGCTAAAATGAACTTTAGAGGTCTTTCTTACTTAGACCACAATCCAATCACTTCTATTGGTGGTTTTACACATGGGGTTCGTAATGTTGATATGGCGGCGGCTGTGAACACTTTGGTTTCTGGTGGTGCTTATCATAGTCCTACGAATGTGACTAAAATTACACAACGTTCATCTGACTCTGTTGTTTATGACCGTTCTGAGGAAGCTTCTCCACAGGTTTATACACCACAAGCATCTTACCAAATGTTAGGAATGATGAAATCTGTTGTGTTTGGTAGTGAAGCTACAGGTAAATATGGTGACTTTGGCTATCCATTCCTTGCTGCTAAAACAGGAACAACAGACTACTACATTGATTTGTGGTATACAGGTGCAACTCCTTATTATTCTGTTGCTATCTGGACTGGTGGTGATGAAAACATTTCTCAGGCATCATGGGAGCAACAAAAACTTCCATCATATATCTTTAAAAATGTAATGACTTATCTTCACCAAGGGAAGCCTCAAATTGATTTTACAATGAAATCTGGTTCTAAAATTAATGCAGACCATTCTCAATATAGAGAAACGGAGCGAGAAAATCTTGCTGCTCAAATTGCGACTTATAAAACAAATCCTCTGGATGAGGGTGTAGTTGACAAAGCTTTGTATGAGAACATTATGAAAGCTATCCAAAACTTAAACAATCAAACGTTTACTAGTTATGACACCCTGAATAATATTACATCTTATTTGACTAGTCAGAAAGATAGATTGTTGTCTGACGAATATAAGGCTAATGTAGAATCTAGTCTTCAGTCTCTCATCTATAACAAGCAATATCAAATTGATGTTTATAACGCCAACAATCCATCTGGAGGGCCTACAAAAGCTGAGTTGCAACAAGAAAAGAACAACATTGAAAATGCTATTAAGAACTTGCAAGACCGTATTACAAAATTAGATGAACAAAAAACTTCTTCGTCTTCATCATTGAATTCAAGTAGCAATACAAGTTCTTCTTCACAATAGAAAGGAATAAAATGGAAAATTCTAGAAAAACAAAAACAACTAAAACAGACGAGGATAAGATGGTTCGTAGGTGGGCCATCTCCTTAGCTCTTGTTGTATTGTTTGGTTTGGGTGGTTTAACTGCTTATACCTTTTATCTCAAAGATTCTTATTTGAAAGAATCTCAATATGCAACAGAAATTTTAAAAAATCAAGAACAAGAATTTAAGGCAATTCCAGAAAATCCTTTAACGAAGAAATTCAATAACGGCCAACGTTTCTTGATTAATCTATTCCCAAGTAAAGAAATTAAAGAAGCAGAAGTTGTAAAAGAGCAATTAGACACAGTTTTAAAAGTTCAAAAAAATACTGTTTCATTATTTGAAAATGATATTTTCTCAACTGCTGCATCAGATAATTACTTAAAAGAAAAATTTGATGAAAAACTAGTTTCTAAAAATTCAGAATTAGTAAAAATGATTAAGAATAACAAAATTCGTGCCCAGTATGCTCTTTATGACACAATTGCTAAAATTCAATTGGATAACATTAAGAGTGCAGATGCTGTTTATTCTGAGTATGAAAATAATAAAAGCTTACTTCCTCAATATGTTGTAGCTATTTCTAAGATTAAAAATCCAAATCTTAAAAAGGCTTATCAAGATAAGGCAAACGTGGAAAGCACTATCAACGTTGATGACTATGTGAAGTCAATGTTAGAAGAAGCTTCGGCTAGGGCAAAAGAAAGAGAAGAAAAGGATGGTCTACAAAAACAGATAAATGAACTGAAAGACACTGAGCAGAGTTTGGAACGGGAGTATATTTCTAAAGCTAACCGTAACAGAAGTTCTTCAAGTTCTAGTAGCACTTCGTCATCTTCTTCAAATACTAATAACTCTAGTGACACTCAATCTACTAGTTCAAATTAAATAATAAAAAAGCAAGTCTATCTTAATTGGATTTGCTTTTTCTATTGTGGTGGATTTATTTTTATTGTAGAATATCTTATGTAATAACTTTTTAAATTGGAAAGGGAAAAATACTATATGAAAAAGTTAAAATATAAAGGCAGGGCCTTTAAAAACAAAATCATCACCTTGGTTGTTCTAACTTTGAGTGTTGTTGGTTATTTAGGTTATGATAAAGTGACAGCTTATATCAAATCTAATACTACAAAAGCTCCCAAAATAGAATATACTCAGGCAGGCTCAATCAATAAAGAGCCGGCAGTACAAGGGCCAACGCAAACTAATTCAGAAAACATTTCTCAAAATGTAACATTCAATTCTGGTGTCGATTTATCAGGCCTTGATATTCATAATCTTCCTGCTGATGGGAAACATTATGTAGAGCTTGGTGCATCTAACTTTTCAGAAGAAGAGTTAAATCAAGTGTCTCAAGATAATCCATATCAACTTCAATCAGTAGATGTCTTGGGCCGAGCTGTTCAGGCGGATGCTTACTTAAATCGTAAAAACTATAAAGGAAGTAAAGACCGGCCTAGAATTGCTGTTAATCCAGTTGGTTGGCACAATGAACAGTTAGGCAAGAAGAAAAGTTTGTATAACCGCTCCCACCTTTTAGCCTACGCCTTTATGAAAGCTAATATTGACGTTAAAGAAAATCTTGTAACAGGCTTAGAAGAATTTAATAAGTCTAAAACACAAGGTATGCAAAAATTTGAAAATGAAGTTGAGTTGGCCGTAAAACGTGGTAAAACAATTCGTTATCAAGTTCGAGCTGTCTATGATGACCAAGAGCTGCTTCCTAGAGGTGTACTGATGAGGTATAAAAGCTTGGATGACAACAGTATAGATAAAACTGTTTTCGTTTATAATGTAATGGATGGCGTTTCTGTTGATTATGCAACAGGATATAGAATTAAATAAATAAAGATTGAATAAAATAGGGTCTAAACCCTATTTTTATTTTATCATTTATGATATAATAGATATATTCAATTTAATTCAACAAAAAGGAGTTATTTTTTATGACTATGATTAATTTAACACAAACAACAATGAAATACTTGAGTGCACTTCCAATGCTAAACTTGGAAGTTGTTTCTGATTATGAAGACAATGTATTTTCTAAAGAAGATGTTACATCTGTTAATCGTCGTTTGGCAACGTTTGGATATTCTTTGAGTGCTAAGGCGCAAGAGTTTTTGGTTGAGGGGAACTTTTCTAAAAATTCTGTTATTGAATCTTTGACTGTTGCTGTTGATGAATTGTCTAAGATTTTTGATTTAAAGAATTTAGAGCCTCTTTATGAGACTGTTTATTTTTTGAGCGCTGATATTGATGGTTTGTTTGATAAAGCTGGAGATATTGCTCTTCCTGAAAATCGCAAAATCGCCTATATTGATGCACTTCAATTCTGGTGCGGTCTATCTGAGGAAGAAGCTAAGGCTCAGGCTGATTTGCAAGCTGCTGATGCTCTTGATTTAAAAGAGCTGGATATTGTAACTTTAGCTGAGGTTGAAGCTCTTACAGCAAATAAATTATTTAGTAAGGTTGTACCATCTAAAGAAGAGTTCGCTGAACTAGATGTTCTTCTAAAAGTTCTAGAAAATCATAAAGTTTCTATTTCTAAAACCATCAAAAAGGAAAGTTTCCAAAATAAAGAATGGAAAAATTATTATATTCTTTATATGTTCAATAAGCATGGTGTTGTTCTTGATGGTTATGTTGATACAGCTACAGATGCTTTGCGTCTTGCTGCTGAATTGAGTGGTGTAGAGTTGTCAGCGAAACATATTCAATTTAAGAAATTCAATAATAAAGAAATTCATCTGATTTTCTCTTATCTTGAAAAGTTGAATTATACTTTTGATGATATGTGGTTGTACCGTAAACCTTGGAAGAAATTCTATAAACTTTTTGGAAATCGTGTTGGAAAAGCAAAATATCCTAAAGTTCAAAAATTCTTCAATGCTCTTTTTGATAAGAAAGTTTATGGCTCTAAAATGACAACTAGAGGTGCAATTCAGCAGTCTTATCTAGATTTTTCTGATGACACTTCTATTCACAACACTGCCAAACTCATCTCTCTACTGAATACTCGTCCGGGTGAGTTTGCTCGTAGATTATTGTCTATCTTAAACAAAGTGGATTTCAACTCTTACGATTACATTATGTTTAACATGATGAATGTGTTCACATCTGTAGATAGTAAGGTTCTTTGGCAGTTGGTTGCTCGTCTGAGGGCACTTGAAGAAGAGACTACTCGCTCTGTTGCTATTAAAGGTGTTTATCAAAAACTTGATGAAACAATTACCAATCTGAAAAAACAAGGGGATATTTCTTATATCTTTGAACGCCTGATGCTTGTTCTTGGAATGAAGTATGCTCAGAAAGAGTTTCTTGGGAAAGTTTATATTTCTCCAACTTTGGGAAGTATGGCTCTGTCTACATCTATGAAAGGCACATCAAATTCAACCAAATTAACTACTCGTTATTCTTGGTTTGAGCTGCCTAAAGGTTTTGATGTGGTTCGTTTCTTCCAATTCTGGACAAATGATGGCAATGGAAGAACAGATTTAGACTTGTCTACAAAACTGTTTAAGAAGACAGAAAATGGCTTTGGTCAAGTGGGGATGTCAGCTTTTACAAGATTACAAGATGAATATGTTGTTGATGGGAAGAAAGTCTCCTTTAAACATAGTGGGGATTATCAAAATGCACCAGAACCAGATGGTGCAATTGAGTATGTTGATATTCGAGGGATTGAACATTTGCTAAACTCTGATGAGGAGCACTATTTGATTATGTATATTAATAATTACAACCAAGACAGTTTCTTGCCCTATCCATCTAACCGTGCTGGAGTAATGTTGCTATCTAATGATGAGGCGGCAAGTAAAGAACTCTATCAACAAAAATCTGTCTTTAAGCAATTCCAGCTTGTTTCAGAAGTTCGAGGCGTTATTCCTCTCATCTTTGATTTTAAACAAAACAGATTGATTTGGGTTGATATGCCAAAAGAGATTTTCTCTCATTCAAGTGTTGATAGAGCAAAACTTGAAGAATTTCTTTCAGATGTTCTTGGAAAAGTTGAATCAACTCCATCAATTCATTCTATGCTTACACTAAATGCTTTAGCAAGAGGCATGGTTGTAGATAACCCTGATGAGGCCGATGTTATCTTTGATGAAAACACTCCAATTTCTGAATTGCTTTCTCACTTGTAAGGTGTGTTAGCTATGACCAATAAACAAACTCTCCCTTGTGTTTATTTGCTTAGACATAAGGGAGAACGGTTAAAGCCGTATGTCAAAATTGGCTTCTCTAAAAATTTATCTAAAAGATTGAAATCTTTAGAAACTGCTTCTCCAACGGGTATTGATATTATTCAAGTTTATTACTCAAAATCTGCCAGAAAAATAGAGCAGCATCTCCACAGGAAATACAGCTCAAAGCAGACAAATCTAGAGTGGTTTGAATTATCTCATGAAGACCTTGTTGACATTATGTTTTACATTGAGGAGCTTTTAAGCAAGGAAGCTGAGTACAAAAAGAAGAAGAACTAGAGTTTCTAGTTCTTTTTTGATATACTTAGGATAGTGAAATTAACTTAATAAAAGACAAGGAAGAAAGTATGCTCGAACAAATTACAACCACTTTATATGAAACTATGGCTGATGCTATAGAGATAGTAAAAATGCAGGAAATTGATGTCCTAGACTACTCTCATATCTTAAAAGCAATTCTTAAACACAAATATAAAGGTCATGAGCTTTTATTGAAAATGTGTCGTCAAAGCAATAAGTCAATAGCTTTTTTGGAGAATGAAATAGATACAGAAGTCATTAACTTTTCACAGGCTCAAAAAGTTAGAACTGTAACAAATGATATTCGGTTTTCTAAAAGGCTGGAAAATTTACTGACTTTATCTACAAATGCTGTTTCAAATGAATTCGGGGATGAGTATGTTGCAACGGATGTATTTATTGCAACTCTATTCTTTAATAAATTCACAAAAAACGGCAAAGATACAAATGTTCTGGTTGACTTTTTTGAAGATGATTTTAGTTATCAAGATGTTATTAACCTAATTGTACAAGAACGGGCAGGACATCAAATTCTTGAAAGGACAGATGAGGAAAATTCAAAAGTTCTTGATAAATTTGCTTTAGACTTGGTGAAGAAATACCGTGAGGGCAATCAAGACCCTGTAATTGGCCGTGATGAAGAAATTCGGCAGGTTATTACAACTCTTTCAAGAAAGACTAAAAACAACCCTATCTTAGTTGGTGAACCCGGCGTTGGTAAGACAGCTATTTTGGAGGGTATTGCTGAAAGAATTGTAAACCGGAATATCCCAGAAACACTTAAAAATAAAAAAATTTTTTCTTTAGATTTAGCAGCAGTAATGGCCGGAGCATCAGCTATTGGAGAGTTTGAAAAAAGACTAAAAAGCATTATTGATGAAGTAAAGAAATCTAATGGCCGTATCATTTTGTTTATTGATGAAATTCATATGATTATTGGAGCAGGCGGAAATGGAACATCTATGGATGCTAGTAACATTTTAAAACCAGCTATGGCCAGAGGAGAAATTCGCCTAATCGGAGCAACCACAATTGATGAATATCGAGAAATTGAAAAAGATAAAGCCTTTGAGCGCCGTGTAGATAAAATTATTGTAAAAGAACCCACACAAGAAGAAGCTATAACAATCTTGCGTGGCCTTAAAAATACTTTTGAAAGTCATCATGGGGTAACAATACAGGATGCAGCCATTGTCAATGCTGTGAAGCTTTCTACACGTTATATCTCTAATCGTTATTTGCCAGACAAGGCCATAGACTTACTAGATGAAGCATGTGCAAGAGTAGAGCTGAATATCAACTCAATGCCAGAAGACCTAGTTGCCCAAGTTTCAAAATTGCAAGAATTGCTAATTGAGCAAGAAAACCTAAAAGAAGAAATCAAAGAATCTTACAGCAAAACTACTCAGGGGCGCTTAGATGAATTAAAAGATGAGATTTTTGAGTTAGGAAAAGAAGTTACAAGTAAACGCCAGAAATGGGAAGAAAACAGGGATTTAATCAGAGATATTAAAAGACTTAAAGCAGAACGTGAACAACTCTTGCGACAAGAAGAAAATGCTCGCGCTATCAATGATTTGGAAATTGTTGCTCGTATTCAAAATGGTGATTTGAGAGAAGTTCAGGCGGATTTGTCAGAATTGCTAAAAATACAAGAACAACGAAGTGATTCAGGTGCTTTAAAAGAAGTTGTTTCTGTAGATGAAATTTATCAAGTCCTAAGTATAAAAACTGGTATTCCTGCTGCAAAAATGGAAAAATCTGAGAAAGAAAAAATTCTTAATCTTGATGCAAGGATGGCTAAAAGAATATTAGGTCAAGACCATGCTCTTAAAGAAATTAAAAATGCTATCCTCAGAAACAGGGCAGGAATGTCTAATCCTAACAAACCAATTGGAACATTTCTATTCTTAGGGCCATCAGGAACAGGTAAAACTATTACAGCAGAAGAGTTAGCTTTTGAACTTTTCGATTCTAAAGAAGCTTTGTTGCGCCTAGATATGTCTGAGTTCCAAGATAAAAATTCTATTTCTCGTTTAATTGGTGCGCCTCCCGGATATGTTGGTTATGAAAAAGGTGGAGAATTAACCAACTATGTTAAAAATAACATGTATAGCATTGTTCTTCTTGATGAAATTGAAAAAGCCCATCCAGAAGTATTTGATTTGATGCTGCAAGTCTTTGATAGTGGGCGGCTAACTGATTCTAAAGGAACAGTTGTTGATTTCAGAAACACTATTATCATCTTGACTTCTAATATTGGGGCAAAAGAATATATGGTACAAGAAGATTCTATAGATGAGACAACTGGTCAGTATAAAGAATCTGTGCAAGAGGCAGTCTTAGATAGACTGGGGCATTTCCTAAGAAAAGAAATTCTAAACCGTCTAAGCAGGATTATCTATTATCTCCCTAATGCTAAATCAGTTCTTAGAGATATTGTTAAATTGAGATTAAGTGATGTTGAAAAGTATTTGAACGAAAGAAATGTAAAAATACTTGCAACGGACGAGGCTTTGGACAAGTTGTGGCAAGATGTCTTTACTCCTGCTGACGGAGCAAGAAGTATTGAACGTTATATTGAAAGTGTAGTAACAACACCTATATCTGATTTTGTTTTAACTGGGGAACTTCAAGATGGAGATATTATTCTAATTCACTTGTTTGATGATGAAGAAACTGGTGTAAAAGATTTTGAATTATCTTTAGTTGGCACAGATGAATATTCTATTGAGGATGTTCAAAAAAGAATAGATATAAAGAACGAAAAATACGCAAATTCTTTAAGAAAAAACAATTAAAAATGTTTGAGAGATATTTTAAGATTAAACCCTTAAATATCTCTTTTTCTTTGTGTTTTATTGAGTTTTTCTTTGCTTTATGGTATAATCTTATTAGTTCAAATAAATATAGTGTATGTAAATAGAACAAACCATTTCAAGAAAGGAGATATTGTTTTGAACGAAGATAGAAAAATTAAAGAATACCTAACAAGTTTGAGTTTTGGCAGCAAAAGTCAACTTCTGAAAGATGATGTCATTTTTGAAGATGGTGTTCTAAAGTATGAAGAAGAAGGAATTGGACTAGAAATTGTCTGTGTCCGAATGAACCTATTTATTGTAGATTATGCAACTTTCACATCCAGAGGGCAATTGGTTGTTCATTTGCCTACAGAGGCTGAGAAAAATGTTTATGCTTATGAGCTTCTGGAAGATGGTGGTTTGGGAATTATGACAGATGATGAAATCGTTGATATTCTTGGTGCACCATTGAGCCGATTGAAAGGGCTAAACGAAGAAAGTGAGAATGAAGAGGTGGAAGAAATTGATGAAATCGAATAAATTTGTTTTGCTTTCTTATATTCTTGAAACAATCGTTGTTTATTTCTTGTCTAAATGGGCATTAATGTGCTACTGGATTTATTCTCCACCATTTGACCAAGTTGGGCAACACTTGCCTTTAAAATATGTTTTCTTAAAAGAGAATTACAATCTCTTTAATTTGTTTGATGTTTATATTGTTGCTTTAATTTTGTTTTTGTTGTTTACATATAAACTTATCAAGAAGAGAAAACAAAGCTTTAAAGAGTTTTATCTAGACTATTACAATTCCCTGAATTATAGCTTGAGTTTTGTTTTTGTCTGGGGATTGTTGTTCCTGCCTAAAATAGGTAACTTTGTTTTGGATTCTGTGGGTGTTTTTGGCATTTTGTCATTGATAACTATCCCACTTTATCTTTATTTTATTGTTATTATCTGGATGCTGGGATTTAATATTTATTTTTATTTCCGAGCAATTATTTTGTCAAAAGTTTTTAAGAAAGAAAGGAATTAATAGGCTATGGCAGTATATGAAGCAGAAGAAAGAGAAACAGTTTTGCTCTTTGATGGTATTAAAAAGGTATGGACAATCCAAACAAATGTTTTGTCTCACATGAATGGTTTTAAAGATAAGATTAAACCAGAAACCCTCAAACAAGAAATTGATGAAGATACAGGGCGCGTGGTGTTTATCTCAGGTGAAATTGATGAAGAAAACTTCAATGTGAATATTAATAAACGTGCAAAACGTGCATCAATGACAGAAGAAGAAAAGAAAGAATTTTCTGCTCGGATGAATGGTTCTAAGTGAGGTATCTAATATGCTTGGTTATAAACAGTTAGATTCTCAAAAAGACTTATTTGAGTTTGAATTGAATTCAAAAAAAGTTAAACGAACTATTGTTGGATTTTCTTTACTAACTTTCCTGCCTGTTTTGTTTCTTGTTTGGTGGGTAACAAACTTTTTAGCAGCACCAACATATCCTTTACATTTCATCTTAATTTTTATTATTGTTTCAGTAATTGCTCTTGGAGTTTTCGTTCATTTTTTAAATCAGATTAAAGAAGGAATAATTGAATTAAAGAGAGGAAGATTGATTTTTGAAGAAGATAAAATATCTTTCCCTTATGGTGAAAACATCAATGTCTCAGAAATCAAAGATGTTGTTTATAGTTTGCAGCTAGAGCGAAAGAACCTCTGGAACAGAAAATTATTCCCAAGAGAAATTTACGTTTTCATTGGAGAGGGTAACAGGCCGCTCAATATTATCATCGTTGATAAATTCAATTGTCAATCAAAAGACATTGATATTGCCATTGATTTAATGTATCAAGGAAGACTCTCCAACTATATTGAGATGGACTTAAAATTCAATAATGGCTTCAAACCTCGAAAAAGTTTTCTTACAATTTTTTAACAAAAATCTGCGTAAACCCCCACCTCTTAGGTGGTTGGGATATAAGCGACAAAAAAAGAAAGAATATAGAGAAGATAGAAAGGGAAAAGTAAGGTTCAAAAGATGATAAAGCAAAAAGCTTATAAGTTTCGTCTCTATCCAAATCAAAAACAAATGATGATGTTTGAGAAGACTTTTGGCTGCTCACGCTTTATTTGGAATCAGATGCTGGCGGACAAAATCGCTTATTATGAGAAGACAGGTCAAACTTTAAAGAATACACCTGCTCAATACAAGAAAGAATTCCCGTGGCTGAAAGAAGTAGATAGTTTGGCACTGGCGAACGTCCAATTGAACTTACAAAAGGCCTATAAATCTTTCTTTCAATCTAAATTTGGGTTTCCTAATTTTAAGTCTAAGCGACACCATCAATCTTATCGAACCAACAACCAAAAAGGAACGATAGCGATTGAAAACGGAAAGGTTAAACTACCTAAAATAGGTTGGGTTCGGTTGAAGCAACATAGAAAAATAAAAAGCGATATAAAAAGTGCCACGATTTCAAAGACTGCAACCGGGAAATATTTCATCTCTATTTTATGTGAAACAGACATTCAGCCTTTTCCTAAGGCAAAATCAAATATTGGCATTGACCTCGGCCTAGCTGATTTTGCCGCTCTCTCTACCGGAGAAAAGATTGAAAATCCTAGATTCTTAATTTCTGCTTCTAAGAAATTAAGGAGAGAACAAAAAATCCTCTCTAGAAGAGGGTTGTTAGCCAAACAGAGAGGTAAAAGATTAAATGACTGTTCAAATTATCAGAAGCAGCGTTTAAAGGTTGCTAGACTTCATGAGAAGATTTTAAACCAAAGAAGAGATTTTCTTCATCAACTGAGTATCAATCTTATCAAGAACCACGATAGGATTTGTATGGAAGACTTGGCGAGTAAAAATCTCATGAAGAATCGCAGTTTAGCCAGAGCGATTGGAGATGCTTCTTGGGCAGAATTCTATAGAATGTTGGAGTATAAGGCGGATTGGTATGGGAAACAAGTATCAAAGATTAGCCGTTGGTTTCCATCTTCTCAGATTTGTTCTAATTGTGGCTTTAATTCCGGCAAAAAAGCCCTACACATTCGTGAGTGGGCTTGTGAGAGTTGCGGCGCGCATCATGACAGAGACCTCAACGCCAGTCTGAATATTCTACATGAAGGATTAAAATTATTAGCTTAATTTAATCTAACCGTAGGAACTACGGGGATAGCTTGGTATATATTAGCATAACCTCTGGGAGCTAGACACCTAGCTTCTAAGTATGTGCTCTACCCAAGAAGCTCCTTCCTCTTAGCCTTAGTGTAGGTGGGAGCAGTTCACTTCATCAAAATATTTAGTCATAATTCAGACTCTCCTTTTTTATAAAATGTAATATTGTAAAATAAATTAATTCTACAAATACTGTTATAACTCGCAAATGCTTTTATAATAATATCTGTAAACTATTTTTTACAACAAGGATTTTTTAAATAAAAATAATATATAAAAGGAGTACAAAAAAATGAAAATTTTAGTTTTGATTGATGGAAACTCATTGATGAATAGAGCTTATCATGCTTTCAAATCAAACGGAAAAAGAAATCCGGGGGGTGTTCCTATGAATATGGTCTGGGGATTCGGAAAATTCCTAAAAGGAATTCAAAACAGATATGACCCCACTCATGGATTTATTGCTTTTGATGGTGATGGTTATTCTTTCAGAAAGCTGCTTTATCCAGATTACAAAGACCATAGAGGTTCTAAGGATGAGGATTTTAAAAGGCAGAAACCGTATGTTCAAGAATTGTCTAAATTGATGGGTTATTCCATTTTACAAGACGACATGTTAGAGGCAGATGATTTAATAGGTTCTCTTCTTTATCAAGTTCATGAGTCTTTTGATAGAATTCACATTATATCAAGTGACCATGATTTGCTTCAGCTCTTGAAGTTTCCAAATGTTGTAATGGAATTCCCAAAGAAAGGTTTTTCAGAAGTTTTGACAGTTTCTCGTCATGATTGTGAAACTGAATTTGGCTACACACCTGACAACGTTGTGGATTTCAAAGCTCTTGCTGGTGATACATCTGACAATATTAAGGGTGTTGAAGGTATTGGAGAAAAGACTGCTTTGGAGCTTTTGTCTACATATAAGAATGTAGAGGAAATTTATGCTAACATTGATGATTTGAAGCCGGCCATTAAGAAAAAGCTTCTTTCTGGAGTTGGTGGTTATCAAATTAGCAAAACATTAGCTACTCTTGTTACAACTGCTTTTGTAACCAATAAACCAGAAACACTTTTGTTGAAGCCAGATAACGAAAGCAAGAAAAGATTTTTGGTAGAAAATAATATGATTTAAAAAGACCATCTTGGTCTTTTTTGCTTTTTGTAAAGAATATGAATATAATAATTAGTGAAAGAAATATAAAGAAAAAAGGAGATTGCCATGATTACAATTGGTCAAATCATCTCGTTATTCTTAATCCTTATTGTTGTAGGATGGATAATTAAGAAAATACGAGGAATTATTAAATGGGGGATTATTCTGGTTTTATTCTTGGTGTATGGTCTAGGATATTCTTGGAGCAATGCAATCAATGTGCCGGTTCAACACGCTCAACATCTATTAAATTCTTTGCCTGTTGAACAAGTAAAGAACAATACACGTTTTGATAATGGAGTGTTGTCAATTCAACTACCAAATGGACAATGGGTGTCAGCAGGTGATGTCAAACTTGTTGGCAATATTGTTGAAGGGCAAAATATTACTATTTCTGTTAATGGACAAAATCAAACCATTGACTACAATAGTCCTCTGGGGCAACTAATAAAGAATCTTGTTGATGGAGGATTGATAAAAGCGGGATAATTTTTTTTAATATTAAAAAGATGCTAGTGTTTCTAGTGTCTTTATTTGTTTTTATTGTGTATAATATTACATGTAATTCATTTTACAAAAATATTATTTATTTAAAAGGAGAAATTGAGTATGAAACTTGATTTGAATGAAAAAATTATTGCTGCCACTGTGCTTCTTTCTAACAAGTATGAAGACAATAAAGAAGTGTTGGAAACTGTAAATGACATTTTACACTGTTCTAATGGATGGGAAAAGGTTCAATATTTTTCAATGTTTATTGTTTCTTTGGCTCTTCAAAAGGTGAAAGGTGAGCCAGAGATTTCAACAAAAGAAGCTGTGTTATCATATTATACAGATATTGAACGCATTGACAAAACGCTGATTAAAGAATTGCGCAAAGAGTATAATAGTATTTTTGGCAAGAATGAAGAAAGCGATAAACTTATTCGTGAGGTTGACATTCGTTCAAACTGGAAACAAGCTCTTTTGTCAAATCTAGATAATCCTAAAGGACTAGGTGTGTTGGCATATTATGTTGGATGCTCTTTCACAAAGGAAGAATTGACAGAATTGGCAACAATTTATAAAGAAAACAAAAATCTACAAGAAATGATTGAGGCCATTTTAGAAGCTGCCAACTATCACAAAGAAGCTTCTGACTTTTCTGAATCAAATCTTGAAAAGTATCTGAATACTGATACGGTCAAAACAATCATTGCATTGCAACAACCACTGAAACGTTTTATCTAAAACTGGATTCATCTGAATATGAAAGCGAAGATGAACTTCTTGAAGAAGCGGAAAATCTTTGGGATGTTGGCGAATTCTGTGAATTCGGAGACCAAACAGTTGAGTTTTCAATTAAATAACCCAAACAAAACACTAGACTATTCTAGTGTTTTTTGTTACGGTAAGAAAATAAAGTATTATTCTTGTAATGTACTTTTTGGCCATTTATGGTACAATAATAACAGTGTTAAGTGACACTATGTAAATCAATTTTTTAAACAAGGAGATATTAACATGTCAGAAAATAACAAGATTGAAAAGAAAAGCCATAAGAAATCTTTAACAATCATTGCTATCATTGTTGCTTTTATTATTGGTGGAGCTAGTGTAGCTGCATACAATAACTATACTTATCAGAAGAAAGTAGAAGCTGCTAAAAAAGCTATTGACGAAAAGAAGAAAGAACTTGATACATCTGTAAAGAAAATCAAGGAAGTTTCTAAGAAAAAGGCTGAAGAAAAAACTAAGGCAGAAAAAGAAGTTAAAGAAGTTGAAAAAACTTTAACAGACAAGAAAACCAAGGTTGCCAATCTTGAAACCGAAAAGAAAAAGCTCGAAGAGGAGCTTAAAGAGTTGAATAAGTAAGAAAGGTGATTTATGAAAGTAACACACATTAAAACTATTTCTTGCTTAATGTTGGGAGCAACAATGCTCTCTAATCAGATTGTTTCTGCAAAGGAACAAGTTGACTTTAACCTAGAAAAAACACACCCAATCATCAAAAAACATCAAGCACTTAAAAAAGAACATGATGTTTTGGAAAAAGAGTTTAAAGAATACAAGAAGATTGTATCAAAAAATTCTGATGCTCAAAAAGAGCTAGATAAAGAACTAGCTTCAAAAAATTCTATGGAAGCAGAGTTGTTGGATTTACAAGCTAAAGAAAATAAACTAACAACAGAAATCCAAGAATTAAAAGATAAAACTTTGGGCAAGAAGACTGAAAAAGAAAATACCAAAAAGGCTCAGGAAGAAGCAAAGAAAAAGCAAGATGAAGAAAAGAAGAAACAAGAAGAGGCGAAAAAGAAAACCTCTCAAACTTCTCAAAATAATTCATCTACAACTTCTACCACTTCTAGTCAGCCGGCAGGCTCAGTTCGATTAGCTAATGGAAATACAGCAGGTGAGCAAGGTCTCTATGCTGCACAAAAAATGTCAGAATTGACTGGAGTTCCAGCTTCAACATGGGAACATATTATCGCCCGCGAATCTAATGGTCAGGTTGATGCCTATAACCCATCAGGCGCTAGTGGGTTGTTCCAGACAATGCCCGGTTGGGGTTCTACAGCAACCGTTGAAGACCAAATTCAAGCGGCTTATCGTGCGTATTCTGCACAAGGCCTGAGTGCATGGGGGTATTAAAAGATTGAAATCAAATAAAATTTTAATAATGACTGGTATTGCTATTTTGGCCTTGCCAGTTATTTCTTCTAATGTAAAAGCTGAAACAACATCAAAGTCAAGTTCTGCTATTATTCTTCAGTCTCTTGAAAAAGAACATCCAATCATGAAAGACTCTAAAGACTTGAAATCAAATATCAAATCTTTAAATGTTAAAATTGAAAATCATGACAAAACCCTAAAAGAAAAAGAAACTTTAGAAAAATCTATTCAAGAAAATAATGAAGTAAAAGAAAAACAGGAAAAAGAAATCAAAACTTTGACCAACAAGGAAACTGAGGTGTCAAATTCTATTTCTTCTCTTCAAACTGAAATTTCCAAAAAGAAAGCAGAAAAGGCCAAGGCCGCCGAAGAAGAGAGAAAGAAGAAAGAAGCTGAAGAACGGTCAAAGAATGGTATTCCTGAATTTGGGCCTGATGGATTGCTTGTTGAAAGATATAGTGCTGCTGCTGAGGAAGTCATTCGTTTGTTATTGGCTATTCCTGACCACAAAAACGGGAAAAACTTTCATGAAGCCAATGGGATTGATGCAAAAATTGATGCCTTGACTACGGCCGAGGCGGTTGCAGTCCTATCTCGTATTGAAGATGGTGGTTTTGGACAAACAGGAGATGGTTATGCTGGACAAAAAACACCAGAAAGTCATCAAAATTTTGTTAAAAACCAACTAGTTAAGCGTTATTCTGGAAGTATTAAAAACCTACTCAAAGAGTGGGGTACATATACTTATGATGGATATTAATTATCAAGGTAACAAAAGCACTTTATAATTCAATAAGGTGCTTTTCTTTTTTTGTTTTATCTGGAAAAAGTGATATAATTGTATTGTTAATCAAAAGAAAGGACAATCGCTAATGAAGATTGATTTAAAGAAGAAAATTCTCGAAATTGTCGTAGAAAATGCTTATACCAAGCAATCTGAAAAGACAATAGATGCAGAAAAAGAAGAATACAACATTCCTCCTGAAATTACACATAAGGACATTCTTAATGCCGCAAAAGAGCTAGAAGAAGAAGGTCTTGTAACTTTACAAAAAGAGGGTAAAGCAAGGGCGCAAAAAACTTGGATTATCCCTAACATGGAAGTAATTGCATCTAAAAAAGACGAAGAACTCAAAAAAGACCTGAAAGAACTAGCCTACAAATATAACATTGTAGAAATGTCTGACAGTGAAAATGAAACCGAAGTAGTTCGTGTTATTCGCTTGTTGAGAGATGTAATTAATGAATGAATTAGAAAAGAGGACTTATGACCAAGAAAACCCCAAATACTCATCCAGTTATTGCAATTGATTTAGATGGAACAATTTGGAAAGAAGAATATCCAGATTGTAGTGTACCTTTTGATGGAGCTATAGAATGTATTAATGATATGATTAGGTCTGGATATGAAGTTATTATCTGGACAGCGCGTGGTGGTGATAATCTCAATATTGTTAAACGTGCTTTGATTGATGAATACGGATTAAACCCAAATATTAAGTTCAATGAACATTCAAACTGGTTTACAAGTATTTACCCTATTGGCTCACCTAAAGTCAATGCTTCAGTTTATTTTGATGATAAGGCTTATGGTGCACCAGATTATTCTAAGCCTGAAACTTGGGCTAAAATTAGAAAGGAATATCTATAATGACAAAGAAATCAAATTATATGTTGAAAAGAGAAGCGATTTTGAAAGAAGAGCTGAATAAAGAGTTGCCAGAAGTGTTGTTCTCTTGCTATTTGAGTCTTGCTTGTACTTCTGCTTCTACAGGAACACCAATTACCAATGAAGAAATCCATGACGCATGGTCTATTTGGAAAAATACTGTAGACAGCTCTCACTTATCCATCATTCCATACAATCAATTATCAATTGAAATTCAGGAGCTAGACACACCTTATACAGATGCTGTAAATCGAGCAGCAGACAGGATTAAGGAATTAAAGGAGTAAGACCAAATAACAGAAAGAAGCGATAGTGAATTCGTTTCTTTTTTGTTGTTTTTGTGATATAATTGAGTTATTCAATAAATTAGTTTAAAACTAAAAAAAGGAGACTAACAGATGTCACAAGCATTTCGCAACTTTGCTTTCAACTTAGAAGAGGGTATTCCTTGTGAGCCTAGATATATTACATCTGATGATGTAATTAGCATTAAAGGTATGCCTAACGGCCTATACTTTGAACAGGACTCTATTGAGGGAACACCTGAAGAATCTGGTGATTTTGTCACTATGATTAACACTACCACAGAAAAAATTGTTATCGAGTTCTCAATTGAAGAATCACGAAAGCCCAAGAAGAAACAAAAAGAAGTTCTCTCATTGCCTCTATATGAAGAACCACTAGTATTTCATTTTGGTGATATTGTTCATGTTCCATTGACAGATGATGAAAATGCAATGGTGGCTAGTACAAAACTTCCAAAAGGGTTTTATATTGATTATGATACAAAAGCTCTTTCTGGAAAAGCAGAAGAAATTGGAAGTTCCAGTGTGTTCATTTCAATTGTAGACCCAACTCACCCAACAGAACCAAATCAAAACAAGAATTTTAAAATCACTGTTGAAGCAATTACTTTGGAGAGTTTACATCAAGTTCTTGCATCTGCTGATGAATATCTTGAAAAACGAGACAAATATCTCAATATTGATGTTCTAGAAAAAGCAGTCAATGCCGGAAAAACAGTGACATTAATTAATGTTGATGAATTAAAACAAGAGCAGATTAATGAAGCTGTTGAAAACATTAAAGGCGCTATTAACCTTTTAGAAAAAATCAATACGCCTCCTGTTATTACCTTTAAGAAAGAAGAAATTCATGTAATTCAAGGAAAAGAAGTGTTGCAAGAAGAGCTTCTAGTAGGCGTTGAAGCCTCTGACGAGGATGATGGTGACTTAACATCAGAAATTCAAATTCTTGATACTGTAAATACTGCTGTTTTGGGTGAGCAAGACATTCGTTACAGTGTAACAGATTCTGGTGGTCTTTCTGTAATTAAGACTCGCAAGGTACTTGTTATTGAAGATGAAACCAAAAAATTTAAAGTGGTTGGCCGGCCTATTGTTTATGTTGAAGAACCCTTAGAACTTGGGAAATACATTCAAGGTAATTTGAACCTAGAAGTTTCTGGTGATGAAGAAGTATTTGATGCTATCAATTATGAATTCCTTATCCCCGGTGAACATACAATTCACCTATCAGATGGATTTAAAACCATTGATTTGCGAGTGAAAGTTCTAGAATCTCCTAAATTCCTTTATGAATATCCACGAGACGGCTCAATGTACACAGTGCCATTGAACACTCCGTTGTCTGAAGTTAAAAAATACTTAAATATCCGAGTAGAAGACCATGGGGGCCGACTTCTAGAGTATAATCTAGTTGGATTTTATGATAAGTCAGAAGCTGGTGTATATAACCTAGAAGTTATTATTCCTAGAAGTTCAGCATACACAACCATTCCTATTCAAGTTAGTGAAGAAGAGGTTGCTGCTGATATTCAAGAGGAAGTAGCAACAGCGGATTTTGTAGAGGAAGATGATTTGGAAGTCAATGAGGAAGTTGTTGGTGCAACTACTGAGGACAGTAATGGCCCAATTGTTATCAACACTTTAGAAGATTTGCAAAATGTTGTAGTAGATTCAAATATCTCTATCCAAGGCCCAGCAGCACATGAAACTTTAAAACAAGAAATCCTAAAATCTGTTTTAAACCCAACGCAAGAAAAACCAGATGAACCAGAAGTTCCGCAAGAAGCAGAAGAAGATTCTTCTAAATATGAATTGTCAGTTCTGGGAACATCTAGACGGAGACGGCGTAGAAGATAAAATAAAGAAAAGTCATGTCATATTACATGGCTTTTTGTTTTAGTCATGTATCTTTTATAATAGATTATGTAACTAATTTAATTTTACAATTATTTTTTCAAACAAAAGGAGAAAAATATGGAATACATTATTTTGAACAACACATCTGCTAACAGCATTTCAGAAGAATATGAGGAGCAGCACAACAATGAGATGGAAACTACTTTCAATTTCCTTGCACAATATTCTTATGATGCAAATGTGGAAGTGTTGGATAAGGATTTGATTGAAGAAAACAGTCATATGATGGCTGTTGGAGAAGTTGAAGGCTTTATTCAACGTTTTGACATTAAAAACGGCGCTGATGTTGCTGTTTTTAAAGACGAAAATGGCGCAAAGAGGCTTGGCTTTATCCTCTATGGACAAGCTGATTTTGTTCAATATTTGGTTGTTGAAGTCAAGCCAAATTCAGCCAACAAAGTCCTTGTGGCAAAGCTTTCAGGGATATTAAAAAACCTTTCTAAGAGTTAGATTTATCTAGCTCTTTTTTATGTTTTTTGATATAATAGTAATATCAACAAAAGAAAAGGAGAACAAAGTTTAGAGTGAAATCAAAAATGTTGATTAAAGCTAATAGAATGTTAAAAAAGGTTAATTTCAAGAAAGATTTTTTCCGTTCTATGAGCGATTCTGAATTAAAAGAATACCAATCTTCCCTAGAATCTCAGTACGAAAACAACGGAAATACTGATGATTTTGTTGTTAACGCTTTTGCTTATGGCCGAGAAGTAACATTTCGACTTTTGGGCAAGTTCCACTATGACTATCAAGTAGTTGGGGGATTATTACTTCACTATGGAGTTGTTGCTGAGATGTATACTGGTTCAGGTAAAACCTTGACTAGTATTTTGCCAGCATATGTAAATACTTTTGGTGGCAAAAAAGTCCATATCATTACTGTTAATGATTATCTAGCCAAACGTGACTCTGAAGAAATGGGCGTAGTGTTTAATTTCTTTGGATTAAATGTTGGGCGTATTTGGCCTAATATGCCAGATGGTACTCGTAGAAAAGCCTATCAAGCAAACATTATTTATGGAATTAACTCAGAATTTGGCTTTGACTACTTGAAAGACAATATGGTCAAAGATGCTTCTGAGCGTGTTCAAACGGCCCTCAACTATTGTATTGTGGATGAAGCGGATTCCATCTTAATTGATGAAGCTAAAACACCTCTAATTATCTCGGCAGAGGCTGGCGAAAAAGAAGTGATGTATAAACTAGCTAATCAAGTTGCCAAAAATCTTCGTAGAGGGCCAGACTTGGTAGATGTATCTAAGGTTAAGAAAATTGATTTGATTGAAAAAGAAGAATTGATTAATGATAACTGTCACTACCGAGTAGACCCTAAAAACAATAGCATTGTTATCACAGATAAGGGTGTGCAACGTATCAAGAAGTCTTTCAAACTACGAGGAAGTCTTTCTAGTCCTGAAAATGCCATCATCTATCATCACATGATTGCAGCACTAAGAGCTGTAGCCACATTTGAAAAAGATAAAAATTATGTCGTTCAAAATGGTGAAATTGTTATTGTGGATGAATTCACAGGCCGTAAAATGGATGGCCGGCAATACTCAGATGGACTGCATCAGGCGTTAGAAGCCAAAGAGGGTGTAAAAATTAATCCTGAGAGTGATACAACGGCTACTATTACCATTCAAAACTTTTTCCGACTCTATGACAAAATTTCTGGTATGTCAGGAACAGTTATTGGAGAAAGAAAAGAGTTTAAAGAAACTTACTTTACTGATGTGGTAAATGTTCCTTTGAGCAAACCTGTTATTCGAGTTGATGAAAAATCTGAGGTTTTTGCATCAGAAGAAGAAAAGTTCAAAGCTGTTATCCAAAAGACAAAAGAGGTCATTGCTACGGGCCGCCCAGTCTTGATTGGAACTTCGTCCATCAATAAATCTTTAATTCTTAGCAAAATGTTCTCAGATGCAGGGATGCATCACAGAGTTCTCAACGCCAAAGAAGTAGAAAAAGAATCTTATATCGTTGCCCAAGCAGGTAAGAGTTCTGCTATTACAATTGCAACTAATATGGCCGGTCGAGGTACAGATATTCTTATGGGCGGAAACCCTGATTATCTAGTTCGGTATGAGCTGCTTAATCAAGGATATTCTTCTCAAGATATTGTTCAAGCCATTTCAGCCAATATGGACAATGTGGATTATGAAGTTAAGATTAGGCTTTTGGCCGAAAGATACCATAAACGCCTAGCAGACGTTGAAACTAAGTGTAAGATTGACCGCAAAAATGTTCTGGAAGCTGGTGGCCTATATGTTATTGGTACAGAACTTTCCAATTCAAAACGTGTAGATGACCAACTTCGAGGCCGAGCAGGACGGCAAGGAGAGCCCGGCGGCTCTAAGTTCTTTATCTCTGTAGATGATGAATTACTAAATAGTATTCAACCTCATGCCAGAGAAGCTTTTAGAGGTATTTTGTTAGAAGCATTGAACACTGATGATGCTGGGAAGAAAAAACTAAAACTTCTCAAAAAGAACCCAGATAAACAAGAAAAGTCTGATAAGGCCTATGTAGTTGCTCAGATAGAAAAACTTCAAAAAAATATTGAGTTGAACTCTTATGAGCAGCGAAAACAGACACTTGAATTTGACGAAGTGGATAATCTCCAACGCAAATCAGTCTATAAATTCCGCAATGATGTTTTAGACCAAAAAGATGTTGTGGACAAATATGATGAGATTGTTGAGCAAGGAATCCATGATTTCGCTTTAGAAAAATGGAATGAACTCTTTAGAAAAAATCTTGTTGAGCTTTCTGAAAGCAATAAGGATTTAAAAAATAAAGAGTTGAGAAAAAAGGTGTTCGCTAAAACTGTTAGAGATTATCAGGACTTCTATCTAGATGTTTTTGACAAAGAAATTCCAATTTCAGATTCAGATAAAAAAGCAAATAAAAAACTTTTGATTGAGTCTTTGTATGAAGATGTGATTGATGTAGTCAATAATAACTATACCACCTTTAATCACCAAAAAATGCTATTGGATTCTATTGATGAAAACTGGCGGCAATACATTGTTTCCATGCAGAACATGAAAGACATGGTGAATGGAACATATATGAGCCAAATTAAGCCAATAGAAAAATATAAACAAGAATCTGCCAAGATGTTTAACAACTACAAGAAATGTATTGGCCTAGATGTTGCTGACAAAATTGTTCAAGAAATTTCAAATAGAAAAAACAAATAGAAAAGGAAATTGAATTAATATGAAAAACAAACAATCCAAAGAAACAAATCTTCAAACAAAAGCTCCTTTCGTAGTCTTTATTGAGAGAAGTAAAAATCAAAATCCAAAACTGGTAAAAAGTGTAAAAGATTTAATAAGAGAAGAAATCACTGACCTTATCAAACAGGAATTTGAAATTTTTGAAAAAGATGAATTTCTTTATGAATCTTACAACTTTGACCATGCTGTCATGAATGAAACTATTTCTGGTCTACCAAGGGAAAAGAAAACAGTTTCTGGCATTTGTTATTACATTAATAATTATTATTCTGATAACTTAAAAGGAATTATTGATGCAACAATCAATGAATATGCGAATATTTTCTATGTTCCTGATTTGCAAATGAAGAATTTTAATCATCCAAAGAAAAAACATCTATTTGTAAACAATAGAACAATTATTCGAAATCCTGATTCACGAACAGTAATTATGAAACTTCAGTTAGGTTTTATTCCGGCAGATGAACCAAACTGGGAAAGTGACCACTTTGTAATTACATTTACTGGAACTTTAAAATAAACAAATAGAAAGAAAATAAAGTTTTTAGATTGTTTCTGAAAACTTTTTTTCGTTTTTCTTTGACATTTTGTAAAAATGCTATATACTATTTATTGAAATAGTGTTTCAGGTGAGTTTCTAACTCATTTCAACTCTATTAATAAAAACCAAATTAAACAAAATTAAAGAAAGGTTCAAGGTTTTTTAATGAAAAAGAAAAACAGAAATATTAACTTGAAGAAAGCTCTTATGACTGGAGCTGTATCAACTGTCGGAGTTGGTTTGGTTCAGACTATGAGTGCTACACAAGTTTTTGCTGCTGAACAGTACCAAAGCCAAGAATTGCAAGATTTGCTTAATGAGGCTAAAGCTTTGGGGCTGAATGTAAATGAACAAGCCTCAACTCACAAAGAAAATCGTACTGAAGCAGATGCAGACCAAAAAGAACAAATTGCTAATATTCGTCGGACTGTAGAAGCTTACAAGAAAGCTAAAGAAAAATATGACCAACAAACAAAGGTGGCTGAAGAAAATAAAACTAAGCCGGGTTATCTTTCAGAAGTTGTTCCTAAGAACTTGATTTTTGAATCTGAGCCAAATGCTAAAGTAACCATTTCAGGTCAGCATATGGTTTCAAAAGATGCTTGGGCAAATGCTGAAATGGAGCCGAATGTAAAATGGCGTAATCCAAACAGACTAAATTATGAGGGTTCTGGTGCTGGAACTTATACAACTGATGAAGTTGCAGACCATGCAATGTTGATGCGTGTAGGTGATAGTGTAACAGCCACTTATACTAATCTTGAAAACAGTTCTTACATGGGCAAAAAGATTGCAAGTGTAAAATTCACTACCACTCTTAAAGAAACCGCAGGGCCTCTCAGACAAGTTGCATTGCAATTCCTACAAGACCCAACAGTAACAATGTTTGCACATGCTTGGACAAATGGTGAAGATTTTGGGCGTTTGCCTGATTTTAGATTCACCACTAAAATTCAATATTTTGATGAGAATGGTCAAGAAATCTTCATTACAGAAGATAATCCAGCTCTTATCTCTTTTGCAAGTTTGAATTCCCAAGGTGGTCAAGGTGAATATGTAGCAAACTTCAATGGACGTTATATCCCTATCAATGGTTCGGGTATTACAGAACAAAATGGCAAGGTTACAAACTTTAATAATAAGAGTTTGGAAGATATTGCTCGTGAGCAAGGTGCTCCTGATGGAAGATGGGATGACCTCTCTCTAAAACATGCTTATGTTGGAGCTATCGCAGGACGGGCGAACAAATCAATTGAGTTTGATTGGGGAAATCATGGTTCAGCACAATGGTTAGCTATCAATACACGGTCTGTTTCTAACACAGAAGTTCCAGTACCACCAAAAAATGGTGAATTTGAAATTGATTTCCACAAAAACACTGTAACTGCTGCACCTGTTAATGTTAAGTATGTAAACATTGAAAATCCATCTGAAGAAGTTGCTACCCCAGAAACTATCAATGGTAATGAGGGTGATGACTACACTACCACTCAAAAAGATGTTCAAAACTTTGAATTTGTTCGTGTAGATGGCGATACAAAAGGCAAACTTTCAAACCAAGGTAAGACTGTTACTTACTATTACAAGAAACTTGTTGGTAATGTAAAAGTTAAACATGAATGGGATGATGGCACTCCATTGACAGAAGCTGAAGCAGATGGTCTTAAGAATGGTGAAGCTCTTATCAAAGACAAAGCTGTTCAAGGTGAAGATTATGTTGCATCTAAACTCGCTGACAAAATCCTTTCTACTAAGAAAGAGGGAACTAAGTCTTACAACTTCAAGCGTCAATATGTAGGATTGAAACAAGGTTCTGCTGCTGAAACTGGAAAAGTAGAAGCAAAGAAAACTAAAACAGTAACTTTTGTTTACAAGAAAACAAAAGAAATTGACCTTGAAAAATCAATGGTGAACTATGGAGTTAATGTTCACTTTGAAGACACTAAAGGCAAAGTTGTAAAAGATAAAGCTGTAATTTTTGATTATGCTAAATCTGTTCTTCCTTTGGGCAAGTTCAATCAAGCAACACCTGTCTATGATGCTCGCAAGTTGAAAGCTGATAACCAAACAATCACAACTCCAACTGGTGACTTGTATGGATTCAAGGGCTTGAAGCAAGGTTCTGCTCCTGAAAATGGACAAGTTAAACAAGATAAAATCCTTGATGTTGTTTACCAATATGAACGTCTTTACAAGACTTCTTGGAAAGATGAAAATGGCAACTCTCTTCTTAAAGAATACACTGGCAACTCTGTAAAAGGTAAAGAAGAACTCAAAGATAAAAACTATGAGTATGTAACAAGCAAGCCAGATAAAAATGGCAATGTTACTCACGTTTACCGTTTGAAACGCGGAAGTGTCCAAGTATTCTACAAGGACATCAATAAGGATGAAAATGGAGAACAAAAATCCATTGCTGATACAGTAACATTCAATGGCTCTGTAAAAGATTCTTACAAGACTGACCAAAAAGATGTTCCGGGATGGCGCTTCCTTAAAGTAGAGGGTGACACCACTGGCACATTCCCAGATGGCACTAGCAAGAAAGTTACTTACTACTACGAAAAACTTCTTCAAACTCGTTACATTTCTGATGTAGATGGTGATGGAGATGGACAAGGTGATGAACTTGCTGAAAGTGTTACAGATAACAAGTTCCACGAAAAGAAAGACTTTGACAACTACAAATTCTTGTACAATGAAGAACATGACAATATCAAAACTTATGTTTACCACTTGATGAAGACATCATTTGTTGATACCGAAGGTAACAAGATTGATGAAACTGTGGATGGTGTACAACCTAAGAAAGATATTGAGGGTTGGGAATATGTGAACACTATTCCTCTTCAAAACGGTGACGTAAATCACGTTTACAAGAAGAAAGAAGTTCCACCAACACCAGAGCCAGAAAAACCAGCAGAAAAGCCGGTTGAAAAACCAAAAGTTCAAAACAAAGAACTTCCTAAGACTGGTGCTGAAGCTCTCGGTATGCAATTCGCAGGTGGCTTGGCTGCTCTAGGTCTCGGTGGCGGAACATTGTTCAAGCGTCGCAAGAAATAATCTAATTTCTTTCTACAAAATAATAAAAGCTTTGGATTTTCCAAGGCTTTTATTTTATTTGTTTTATAATATAGTTTGTAAAACATTTTAATTTTACAATTATTTTTACAATTAATTATTTAAAGGAGGGTCTAATTATGACCAAAGAACTAAAAAACCTAAGCGAACTAAGCAAAGAAATTGCCGCAAAAATCAACAAACTTGATGATTTAGCAGGAGAGATTAAAAGTCAATTTGATAACTTCATGGAAAACATTTCTTTCAAAAACGAAAATGTAGAAAAGTTCTACCAAGGAATTGTCAAAACTCTTGATAAGCAAGATAGTGACGCTGACATGTTTTGGTTTGTAAAGCAATTAACGAATCCAGAATGTCCTTATTGGGATTTAGAAGTTGGCAAAAAAGCAACATTTAATCCCGGAGATGAATGGCGCTATCATTATCGTACTGATGGGTATGTTTTCTATGTTGAACTGGAAATTGAGGTAGATGACAATAATGTTGTTACTAATATTTCCTTTAATCATTATTAAAAGTTGAAAGGACGAACCCATGAGATTCCACTTAACCGCAACATTAATTGATGATGAATTCAAGAGTGATTTTTCAGATGACATTTCTAAGATTGTTGCAGACTATGTAGATATAGCAACTATGTATTCTACTGACAAAGAAAAATATATTGACGGCCACACATCTTTTGAGAAATTCAAAGATATGGTTAAAGCTCTTCAAAATGTAGGGTATGGCTCATATCCTATGAGCGGTGAACAATATCCAATTTTAGTGAATGTTAATGAAGAGGGAATTCTTTGTTTAACAGTTTATAATAGTTATATCGAATAACTAATAAAAAGAACACCTTTAATTAGGTGTCTTTTTTTATATTTTATTTTATCTAGTGAGAACTTTAGAAACTCCAAGTTCTTTTTTAATTAAATCCAATACAGCATCATCTCCAACCACAGAAATTCCACACATTTTCTTTATTTTTCCATTCGGATAACAAAGATATACTGATGAGTGTCCATTTGAATAAGAGTACAATTTTGCGTAAACACTTGATATTTTTTGGTTTAAAAGACTTGTTTCAGAGCCATCTTCTTTGAAATAAGAATCATTCTGCTCAAAATCTAACAAAACATAAATATCATGATGAGACTGCTGAATAGTTTCAATTCTTCTTTCAGAGCCATATTTTTTAGCAGCTCTCAATTCTTTATCAGAAAGCACGCCCATTAATCTGTTGTTAGCCTCTTCTTTTGTTATTAAGGCAAAACTTCCGGCAGGGAAGTATTTTTTCAGATTAATACTAAATCTTTCATCATTATTAACTTCAGCAAAAATCAAGCAAACCTCATTGGTCTTTGTGGTCATAAAGCTGCCTCGGATTTCTTCGAGTTGCTTTTTAAACACCATTAGCTCAACAGTTGACTCAGTGCCCTCAAAAGCAATTCTAGCATAACGATTACCACTTTTTGCAAGTAATTCCTCATATTCTCCGGCCATGCCAATTAAAAGAACTTTTTGTTTTTCTTGAATGTTACCTTTAATGAACTCAGCTTCAAGAGACTCTACAGTATGAACATAAGGAACGCTAATTGTACCCATATAATCATCCAGAGGATTATAAGTTAAGAGAATTTTTAGATTCTTTTTCTCCCATAAAACAATCTCTTTAGGAGAATCTTCCAAATGAGGGTTCAGGTCTTCTTGTGAATAGAATAACTCAAACACTGATTTCTCTGTAGTTAAATTAAACAAAGAGCCGGCATTAAAATTGCCCATATCTAAACTTTTATAGGCTTCTTCGTACATAGAGATTTGAGAAAGCATTGTGTTTCTTGTTGGGCCTGTGAAGTCAAAAGCACCTGATTCAACAAGGACTTTAACATTTCCTTTACCTACACCATTAGAAAACATTCTAAAACAAAAATCTTCTAAATTTTTGAATAGCCCGTTTTCTTCTCGCTCTTGAACAATTTTGCGAGCTGCTTTTTCTCCAATTCCGTCAATACCTTGAAGTGAAACTACAATACCATCATCTGTTTTTTCAAAATCTCTAGTAGACTTATTAATGTCCGGCGGAAGAATCTTAATCTTCATGGCGCTCTTGGTGATTCCAATATACTTTTTCAAGTCTTTGGCATTGTTGAGAGCAAGGGTGAGATTGGCCGCCATGAACTCAGCAGGATAATAGTGTTTGAGATAGGCTGTTTTATAAGCAAGATTAGAATAGCAAGCAGCGTGAGCTTTGTTAAAAGCATACTCAGCAAAAGTTTCAATCTTTTTGATAACACTATCTGTTACATCATCAGGTACTCCATTTGCGCGTGCACCAACAATGCCTAATTCTTTATTTCCCTCTTTAAGAATTTTCAGTTCCTGCTCCATTGTCGCTTTGTCTTTTTTACCAATTGCTCGGCGAACAAGGTCAGCTCGGCCGAGAGGGAAGCCTGCTAGTTCTTGGAAGATTTTCATAACCTGCTCTTGGAAAGTAATGATTCCATAAGTTTCTTCAAGAATTGGTTTTAACAAAGGATGTTCATATTTGATTTGGCTAGGGTTGTACTTGTTTTGAATGTATTCATCAATATAAGCGATTGGGCCGGGCCTATATAAGGCGTTCATAGCAATTAAGTCCACCATCTTTTCAGGATGAAGTTTTTTAAGACTTGATTTCATCCCATCACTTTCAAATTGAAAGACATTAGTAGTGTCACCTCTAGCAAAAACCTCATAAACATTAGGGTCATCCAAAGGAATTTTTTCAATATCAAATTGATTATCAGTAGGCCTGTTTTTATTAATGGCGGTTTGGGTCTTCTTGATAATATCTAAAGTCTGAAGACCAAGCAAATCCATTTTTACAAGGCCAGACTTCTCAGCCATCTTCTTTTCAAACTGACAAACCTTTGTTCTAAGGCCTGTCTTTTTATCATCTGTTTCAAAAACAGGTGCATAATTAGTGATAGGATTATCTGCAATAATTAGTCCGGCAGCATGAATACCTGTATTACGAGGTGTACCTAATAAGCGAGATGCAATATCAAATACATTCTTAAATGTTTCATTAGAATCAATCTTGTCACGGAACTCAGGCAAAGAATTATATAACTCTTTTAAAGATAGGTCAGCCATGTCATCCGGAATCATCTTGGTAACTTTAAGACTTTCCTGTGCTTCGATTTCAAACACACGCATAACATCAGCAAGGGCATTTTTTGCTTTAAGCAATGTAATAGTTGCAATGTTAGCTGTATTAGCATAACCATATTTTTTACGAAGATATTCAGCTACATCTTGCCGACGCTCTTGCTCAATGTCAATATCCACATCAGGAAGCTCAACACGCTCTGGGTTCAAGAAACGCTCAAAATAAAGGCCAGATTCAATAGGGTCAATACTAGTGATTTTAGAAACATAGGCAGCTAGAGAACCAGCAGCAGAACCTCGGCCCGGCCCAATAGAAATATCATTTTCTTTAGCCCAACGAATAAAGTCTGAAACGATTAAGAAATAATCATTAAATCCCATAGAGTCAATGACTTCTAATTCGTATTGTAACTGCTTTTCATATTCTTCTGTCCAAGCCCCCTCTTCAAAAAGGTCTTCAATACCTTGACGACAAACGGCTTCAAAATATTCTTTATTGTCTTTAAAGCCCTCTGGCACTTGAACTTTAGGCAGATAGTGGTCATGAACATCCATGTCCACATTACACTTATCAGCGATTTCTAAAGTATTAGTTAGAGATTCATCATATTTCTTTTCTTTGAAGACTTCTTTTAGCTCTTCAAGAGACTTGATGTAAAATTCATTGTTCTCAAATCTCATGCGGTCAGGGTCATTTAATGGTTTGTTTTGACTGATTGCTAAAAGAACATCTTGGTATTCAGCATCTTCTTTTCGAGCATAGTGAGAATCATTTGTGATGATAGTCTTTACGCCCAATTCTTTAGCCATTTTCATCAACAAAGGATTTGTTTCCTTTTGTTCTGGTAATCCGTGGTCTTGTAATTCAATATAGAAATCATCACCAAAAATATCAACAAATTTTTGTGTGACTTGTTTTGATTTTTCATAACTATCCTTTAAAAGCATTTGAATAGTTGGGCCGCCGATACAGGCAGAAGTGACAATCAATCCCTCAGCATATTCTTCTAAAACTTCAAAGTCAATACGAGGTTTGTAATAATAAGACTTTTCTTCCCAAGAAATACCATTGAGCTGATAAAGATTTTCAAGCCCTTTATTGTTCTTGGCTAAAACAATCAAATGATAATATGGTTTTCCGTATTTGTCTCTTTCTTTGATTAATCGGCCATCTAAAGAAAAATACATTTCGCAACCAATAATAGGTTTAATGCCTTTTGACTTTGCTGCATGATAAAACTTTGCAGCTCCATGCATGTTTCCATGGTCAGTTAAGGCAATAGCTGGCGCTCCAATCTCTTGTGCTCTAGATACAATATCATCAACAGATGCAAGGCCGTCCAAAAATGAAAAATGACTATGGACATGTAATGGAACATATTGATTATTTGTTAAATTCAAATCTTTTCTCCTATTCATTTTATCTTCCTCTATTATACCATGTTTCAGTCTCAAAGTGTTGATTTTCCTGATAAAAACAACAAAAAAACACCTTAAAAGGTGTTTTGATTTGATGTATGTTATGGAAGTTCTTTTAAGAGATTATTTTCTTCAAAATATTTCTCTTTTTGTTTCTTTGTCATTTCAGCGATTGACCAGCCACCAACAACAAATTCATTCAAGAAAGCATTGAAGTGGCGACTTGTTGATTTGCTATAATCCCAATCTGGATATACAGCAACAATTTTGCCGTTGACCACATCCGCAATGCGGCTTCTATAATCATAAAATGATTTAAAAGTTTCTCCAGATTCAATATCTGTAATTTCAACCACAGATGAGGAGGAAAATGGAACACTTCTGTTGTCAACTTCGATTCTTAGTCCATTGAGTTTTTCTTGTAACATGATTATGCCTTTCTCTTTCTTGCTTTTTTGAAAGAGCCTTTCTATTTATAAATAATTAAATAATATTGTAAAATAATTTACAAATTATATTATAACGCAAAAAAGTTTTTTAATTTATTTATGGAATATGATATAATTGAATAAAGACCTCAAAAAATGAAAGGGGAAAAAATTGAGATTTTTAGACAAGAAATACATTCCATTCTGGAATTATTTACAGGGTAAAAAACTACTAGAAGAAGAGGATGCTGAAGACCTTTTAATTTCTTCTGGTATGTACCCTAAATACATAGAACCACCAGTTGACCAAGAATACAATGAAGAGACTAGAAGAATTGAAGCTTTCTTCAATATCAATAAATTCCTAAAATTTCATAATTTAGAATGGATTAAAGAAAAATATCCTAGCTTAGTCCTAAAAATAGATGAAGCTACAGCAAACAATGAAACCTTAGCAAATTATGCAGATGGTTTAGTTGAAAAGCTGACTGACTATAATGAAAGTTCTGCAACGGAACAGTTTGAAGAGGACTTGCGAGTCACCTTCAGGCGTTCAGTTTATGGAATTTTAGCTATTTTAGGAGTTCTTGGACTTATTATTTTTGGAATTATCCCATTCTTCTTAACTTCATCTGGTCAAAGAGACTTTGATAATGGTAATTACCAGAGCGCCTACAACTATTTCTCTACAACAAAAGGGCTGAGTGATAAGAGCCATAGCGGTAAGATGGCTAAGTTATCTAAAATGAATCTGTTAATTCAGGAAGAAAAATATGATGAGGCTTTAAAAATGGCCAAAGATATGGAAGGCATTACCATTGATGGCCACAATACAGATAATCTTCGACAATATGTATTCTTCCAAAAAGGTAAGTATCTTGCCCAGAAGAAAAAATGGGAAGAAGCTGCTTATGCCTTTATTGAAGCAGGAGAATACGAAAATGCCCAGCAAGAACTTATCAATGCAGCTTACAAAGCTCATCCAACTTTAGTCAAAAACAAGAAGTATGGGGCTATCGTAAAAATCTTTGTTTATCTTGTGGGTTATCAAGATGCTGAAGAGTTGATGCTTAAAGCTATGGAACAACATTACCTAGTTGGCCTAAGAGAGTATAAAAACAAAAATTACTCAAAGGCCCTTGAAGTCTTTAAATTGTTAAAGAAATACAAGTATAAGACATCAGAAGCAATGGAAAAAGAAGTTCTTTATCAACAGTCAAAAGAATTGATTGAACAACAAAAACCAGATGAAGCAATAAAGAAACTATCTGAAATTGCAGATTTTAAAGACTCTTCTGCCTTATTGAAAGAATTGAATTATCAAAAGGCTACTCAGTATATTGCCACAGACCCTTATCAGGCATTGCAGTATTTACTTCTAAGCTACAATTACAAAGAATCAAATAAATTAATGTTAAATGGTAATATTGTTATTTATGGTTCGTGGGATATTACAGAAATGGACAATGCAACAATCACTCAGTACAAAATGACATTTACTGGTGGTAATACTGTTGCTCTTGGTAAAGATATTCCAGAAGATGTGTCTAATGAGTTTTCAAGTGAAACTTATGTTTATGATAATGGTAAATTTGTTGCCAACAACAAGACTCTAGAAGTTGTTGAAGCTATCACTTTAAATAAAATCAAAATCAAGACAAATGGCCATACATTTACTCTTGAACGAAATAAGAGTTTATCTGGCCTCGCTAAAAATAATAGCAATCTTGATTTATCAATTCTCTTACCTGAATATTTTGATACGGCTTCCAAGAAAGATGAATTGTCTGATACAGAAGATACAACAAAAGAAAGTTCTTCTTCTGAGCCACCCTCATCATCTAAAAAAGAAGATTCATCAAAACAGAAAAAAGAAAATAATAAAGATAAAGAGAATAATAAAAAAGAAAGTAAAAAAGAAGATTACGAACTGTAATCTTCTTCAATAGAAAGGAAATTAATCTATGTATCTAAATATTGGAGATGTAAAAATTAATATCTTGTTTTTAGTAGGAGCTGTTATTTTTGCAATCTCGTTACTTATTTTTATCCTATCTTTGCTAGGTAAAAAGAAACATCTTGACCGTAAATTGCGTGAAAAAGACCCATCTGTAGGAGATGGAATTGCGCGTGCTAATAAGGAAAAGAAAAAGCAAGCTCGTAAGAAGCTACAAGCCCCAGAGGGCTATGAACCATCTCCAGAGCCTCAATATGATAATGGAGAAGAGCAATATGAAGATGCTGAAGATGCTGAAGAAGTCTTAGAGTTACGAGAAGTAAAAGACTGGCAAAAAGAATTGTTGATTGTTGGTTTGAAGTCAGCTTCTGAGCTTGAAGAAGATGAAGCCAATAAATTCATCTATCAAAGTTATATCGAAGAAATTGAGAAGATGACAAATTGGAACATCAATACTTTATTGGAAGTCTTTAAATTTGCTCCTGCTCATATTTCTCAGGCGATTCTTCTTGAAGCGGCAGACCCGGAAAGTTACTACTATACTCCTGACTTCTTTGAAGAGGGCGAACCATTTGATTATGATGAAATGGATTGGGCAGGTATTGCAACTACCATTGACATTCTGAATAATGATGCTGAAAAAGGCAAAAATGGTTGGTTTGATGGATTTTATGAAGAATGGAATCCAAGTGGTTCATTCAACCGAGAGACAGCTTTGAAATATGGTCAGTTGCAAAAGGTTCTTGGTCTCCTCTATGATGCTGTAGCTGATGCCCAAGCAAATGATGATGAAGTTCTTCCAATGGGTGTGACGGAAAATATGGTTGACCTTGACTTGAAAGACATTGATTTCGCGATTGATTATATTCGAGATGGCAAAGAGCTAGAACTAATGGATGCAAAAACAAAAGAAATTGTTATTCTTGCCATTGTTGCTTCTGTTGTAAATAGTATCAGCTCTTCACTAATGGAAGGCACATCTTCAAATCTGACAAAAGAAGAAACTTCTCTTGTTCGATTACTTGCAGAAATTAGTGAAAAGAAACCATATCAAAAGATTTTGCTTGAAATTGATTCTGATGAAGAAGATGATGAAGAGGAATAAATATATGAAATTTCAAAAAACTATTTTAGCTGCTGTTTTATCAGCATCCGCCCTTATTCTTTTGGGGGCATGTGGGAATAAAATAGCAAATAATTCAGGAAACTCTAATTCTGGGGTTTCCTTGAATTTTAATGGGCAATATTCAGCTCGAAACAATAAAGAGAGTGGCCCACTGGTATCTTTTTACCGCAATAACTTAAATGGCAATCAACAGAAGCTCTATGATGATGTTTTAGAAACTGTAAAACAACATAGAACATCTTATCTGTTGGCTACATCACTTCCTAAAGAAGAAGTTCAGCAAGTGATGGCTATTGTATTTATGGACAATCCTGATTTATTCTTTGTAGATAAGAAATATCAGTATTCTATAAATGATGAGGGAAAAATCAAAAACCTCACATTTTCTTATAACAAAACCAAAGAAGAAGAACAGGCGATAACTGACCAACTCACAAAATCTGCCCAACTAGGGGAAATTAATATGAATGAGCTAACACCAGTAAAACTGGCATCTATGTTTAATTCATTTAATGCTTCTAAATTTGTAGCAGAGCCAACAACTCTTGGAGATGTATCAGGCCGTATTGATACTGTAAACATCAACAATCAAACTTTATCTAATTTTATTGTCTTTGCTCTTAGGAGAAATAAAATCCCTGCTTCTATAGTCTATGGAGAGAACATCAATTCTTCTTACAGTAATTTGCCTGATGCTTTTGATAATGGCAATGTTACAGACAGTGGTTCAGAAGTTGTATTTAATACTTCTAAGATATATTCTTGGGTAATTGTCCGTATCAAAGAAGAATACTTCCACTTTGATATTTGGATGAATGAATTCTTCAAGAATTATGTCCATGACAAAACTGGCTTTGAAGTCAATTACAACCCCTTTTTAGGTATGACTGATGAGCAGGCTGCTAATTCAAGATTAATGGATGTGGGCCGACAATATTTGGGAACTTCTGAATATGCTGACACACCAGAAAAAACTATGCTCTACAATACAGATGCTAGTTATGTTGTATCAAGTGACAATGAACTGAGAAAAAAATTACAAGAAGACCTTACACATACTTTGGCAGGTGAGCAAGGGGTGAAAAATAGAATCTTTAAATTCATTTCAAATCCTAGAGATTACACTCGACTTTCTCCAAGTATTGAAATGCAACTCAAAGGCCTAAACCTTGATAAATATTCTCTTCGTTCTTATGATTTCTTTACTGATAGTTATAGCCAATCCTTTGCCGTTTATAACATTATAGCGGATATATCTGATGATGATTCAAAAGGAGAAAAAAGTGAATAAACTGTTAATTGTTGTTTCGTATATTCTGATTGTAATTGGCCTGTTTTTTGTAACAGGTCAATCTACAACAGAACCTAAATTAAAATCAATAAAAGAACAAGTTTCTTTGTCAGAAATAGAAAAACAATATAATATTGCTAAAAGTCAAAATCCTGTTGTTGCCGCTTTTATTGATGTGCCCGGAGTTACAACAGAAGCAGTGGTTTATACACCAGAAGACCAAACTGAATATCTTAGAAAGGCTCTGGATGGCTCTGAGAGCGAAGAGGGAACTCTTTTGATGGGAACTTGGTCAAAGGGAACTCTAGGGCCTAAAGGTGGGAAATACTTTGGAAATTCTTTGATTTTTGGACATAATACTATCACAGGTCAGAAGTTTGGGAACTTAAAGAATTTTTTATCTAATGAGGCTTTATCTAATTCGCCATTAATCACCACATTTGATGGTGATAAAATTCGTTACTATAAATTCAGTTTTGTAAACTATATCATTGATGGAGAAGAGTTTATCAAAGAAAAAGAATTTAAAAGTTCAGATGATATGAAAGCCTATAACAACGAAATGCTATCAACATCCATCTTTCAGAGCAATTCTTTATCTCAAAACGTGACAAGTAGACCAATGCTTTATCTCCAAACATGTAAAGAATGGTGGGGAATTGAGCGATATACATTTGCTTGTGTTGAGTGTGATGAGAAAGGGCAGGTGTTACCATGAAGAAAAAGATTATCTATATTTTATTGTTTTTACTTCCCATCATACTGTTTCTTGTTCGTTATCAAGTTGTTTTTGTAAAAAAATCAAATGTAAAAGGCATCCATGATGATGCAATAGCTATTATTTCTAGAGAAAAAATGGTACAATTAGATAAGGCAAATACAACTTATGTCATAGTCAAAGACCATGAAACAAAAGAAGTATATGTCCGAGAATTATTAAGAAAAAAAGACGGTAAAATCTCATTGAGAGAGAACGTTAATTTAACTGAAAGGAGTATTGATTTAAAAGATAAACAAGAATTATACTCAATTGTCTTTTATTTCAATTTTAAATAATAACAATCATGAAAATCATTAACGACATTTTTAACAAAGCTCCAGAAAAAATGGGGAAATTCATCAACAACTTATTCGCCTTGCCTATCACGGCATTGCTCATGTATCTCTTTAAGGAAAGTTTCTTCAGTAGAACTTCTGGTAGTGAAATGGAATACTTGAAATCTAATTTTAATATTATTTTGGCTTCTTGTGTTGTTTTATCCTCAATTTTTGTTTTCTATAAAGCAATTAAGTTTTACAACAAAGTTCCTGAAGCTAAAAAATCATTTCTGCCTACATCTGTTATTCAAAACAAGCAGCTAGAAAGCACTTCTCGTATGGCTTCTATTTTTACCTATGAAAAATGGTATTTGTTTAAAATGATTGTAGCTGGAATTTTTATAGCCGTTGTTGTTTTAGGATTGATAGCTGGATAAGAGGTGCATCATGAATAAAACAAGAAATAAAAAAATCTATTCTTTTTCCATACTAGGCAGTGTTCTAGTTGCTTCCTTTTTAGCCTATATCATAAGCAACCTGTTTTTCTCTGCTGTCTTGTTTGCTATTATCGGACTTGCTCTTATTTTCTTTGCTGGACAAGATTATGCTCGGCTGAACAAAATGGCTCATGAATACAAACATGGCTCTCAGAATAATGCTCAATCAAATCCTTTTAAAAGCAATTTTAACCCTCAAAACAACGCTAATTTCGGAAATAACACAAAGAAAGAAAGTCCTCTTGCAGATTTCTATATGAAGCAAGAAAGACCTATAAACTTCCAAGAAAACGAGCAAAACAACAATGAAGATACAATATTCTATGATTCGGAATATGCAGCATCAGATACAATTTTTGTCAACAGAAAAGATGATGATATGTTTTTGCCAGAGTGTTTCAAGTATTTTGGTTTTACATCTGTTCCAAATTTGGCCAACCTGAAATCAGCCTATCGTAAAAAAGCTAAGGTATTACACCCAGACAAAGGTGGAGACCCAGTAGAATTCAAAAAAATGAATGACCTGTATGATGAAGCACTAGAAATTCTGAATAAAAAATAAGCGAGAACTTGATATTTCTCGTTTTTTTTATACAATAGAATTAAGCAAAAATAAAATATAAAAAGGAAATAATGAACTATGAAAAAAATTATTGGAATGATTTTCTTATCATTAAGTGTTTTCGTTCTTGCTGCTTGTTCATCTGGCAAGAAAGGGCCAGTTGTAGCAAACAACGACGGAAGTATTTTAAAATATGATAAAACAAATGCACCAGACGGTTACTATGTGATGAAGAAAGATGGAGTAATGAATCCTCTCTTATCTGCCGGGCTTGCAAATGGCGGTGATGGTCTTTACCTAATGTACACTGACTATGACCAACTTATTCCTACTCTAAGTGGTAAAAGTCAACTAGTTACAGTTTCTGCATCAAATCCTCCATCAGAATATACTTTACATAGATTGAGTGATATTGGCTGGACTGTAGGTGTTAATTTTAATGTTCCTACTACTTCTGTTGCTGGCTTTGATGGTGACTCAGACAATGACAAAGAAGATTACTCTGAGTCAAGGGTTACATTTGGCTCAACATTGAACAGTCTTAGCCCTATTGAAAAATACTTCCAATCTGCTGAAACATTCCCTAATGGCTATCAGGCAGTATGGATTGATAATGTAAATAATGAAAAGATTACACCAAGTATGGTAACAAGTGGCATGGGCTTCCTTAAAGGACTTCAAAAGAAAGCTATGTATTCCTTTGGAGTTTACAATGGAACTAAGTACCAAAAGATTGAAGTTCAAGCTGACACTCACGTTTTTGAATCTACTGGTGAAACCTATACTGTAAAGACCATTAAAACAGAAAAAGACACCTACTTTACACTAAAATTACCGAATGATTTACCTAACGGTTACTATGCACTAGAGAACTACGGTGTATTCAAATATGAGAATTAAAACAACACAAAAGACTGGAATTTTATCCAGTCTTTCTTTTTTTATTTTTAACTTCTATTAGTCTTTCTTCTTACCTTTAAGACCAAAGCCAAGAGTTACCATTGTCAAACCAATGATTGTAGAAGCTAGACTTGCATCACCAGTCTTAGGCAGTTCTTTGTTTTGAGCAGTTGCCTTTTCAAGTGCTGATTTGCCTTGACCTTGTGTTGCAAAAGTCTTGCCAGCTTGAACACCTACACCAACAATATAGTCTTTTAACTCTGAATGTCCTTGTGTTTTAATTGCTTCGTCAACGATAGCTTCTGGTGAGCTAGGAACAACTTCTGGGTGTTGTTTTTTGTACTCAGCAATGACACGTTCTTTTTCAGCTTTAGCTTCATCAAAGACAGTTTTCAGTTCTGCAAGTTTTTCTTGTTCTTTTTCAAGTTTGGCAGAAAGATTCTTAACAACAGCTTTAGCTACTTCAAGAGCTTTTACAGCTTCTGCGTGACGCTCTTTACTTTGAACAAGCATTTCAAGTTTTGTTTTAGCATCAGACAAATCTTTTTGGGCTTTAGCTAGACTTGCACGAACTTGTTCAAGTTCTTTTTGAGCTTCTTGATTTTTAGCAGTTGCTTTTTCAAGGGCAACACCTGTCTTAACAGAATTTTCTTGCGCTTTTGCCAAGTCTGCTTCAAGAGAAATCACCAGACCTTTAGCAAAGCTCAACGCATCTTTGGCAGAAGATTCTTTTGCAGTTGTTGTTTTAACATTTTCAATAGCATCAGCAAGAGCCTTTTCAGAGCGAGCCAATTCATCTTTTGCTTCTTGAAGTTTAGCTTGTGCAACAGGGATAGCAGAAATTCCGTCATTCAAAGCATCTAGTTCAGATTGAGCAGCAGTAACTTTTTCTTGTTTTGCAACTACATCTTCGGTTGCAGCAAGTACAACTTTATCAGCTTCTTTTACAGCTTCTTCTTTTGCAGATTGAGTAGCAATAGCATTATTCAAAGCAGTTTCAGCAACAGTTTTGCCAGTTGCATAGTCAATAACATTGTCACCAAAGCCATTTGCAGTTACATTACGGTCATCATAAGAGCGAAGAACATGTACATTAACAAAACCGTTGATATGGCTAAATGCTACACCATCATATTCAGTCTTATGTTTACCGTTGTTGTAAATGCCAGTGTGCAAAATACTATCAGCGTGGAAGTATTCTTTTCCGTTGTAAAGGAAGTCAATAAATGCTCCATAGACATAAGATTTCAGTTGAGCCATTGTAGCCCACTTAGTCAAGTGTTGTTTAGTTGCCAGATTTTCATTTTGGTTTGTTTTGCCAAATTGTTTCAAGCCAAACTCGCTTGCCGCTTTGTTAATAGCATTGAAGTCATGACCAGACTCTACACTTGTGTCAAACTTATCAGCAGCATAGTTCTTAGCAACACCGTTAGCAAAAGCCATTGATTTTTCAGTCAATACAGGTGTTGCTGGGATAGCACGTTTGTATGTACCATATTCATCAGTTACAGTAGGGTTTTCAGCAATATGTTTGCGATATTGTTCACGAATATCTTCAAGGGTACGAATAGCAAACTTGTTCAATTCCAAAAGGTCAGCAGAAGAAATATCATTTACATCATCAATGATATGTTTCTTATCGGCTTCACTTGGAACATATTTGCTTTGCATAGCAAGGAAGTCTTTGTTCTTAGCTTCACGAACTTCGTCAGAGTTGTCATAGTCTTTAGGAACTAAAACTTTAGCAAAAGATTTACGCAATTCATCAGTTGCAGAGCTAACAGCAGTTTTAGCTTCATCAAGAGCGGTTTCTGCATTAGCTTTGCCTTGGACTGCTGATTGAAGATTGTTCTCAGCAACTTTCAAGTCACCTTTAGCAGTTTCAACTTTTTGTGTAGCAGCATCAATTTTCTTAGCTTTTTCAGCTTCACTTGAACGTGCCGCATCAAGAACAGTTTGTGCTTGGGCAACTTTTTCGGTGTTTGTTGCTACAGTTTTTTCAGCAGCTGCTTTATTTGCCTTAGCAGCTTCTTTATTAGTAGTAGCAGTAGCAAGTTTTTCTTCTGCTTTGCCTTGGTTGGTTTTGGCTGATTGGAGAGCTTTTTCTTTAGAAGAAACTTCTGACTTGGCTTGTGCGTCTTTAGCTTGTGCTTCTTGAAGTTCTTTAGCAGTTGTTTCAGCTTTGTTTTCAGCAGGGGTAATCTTAGCTTCTGCTGTTTTTACAACATCTTCTTTGACAGGAATATCAGCTTTTGCAGCTTGAATATTTTCTGGGGTTGCTTCTTTCATTGCTTGTGTTGTAGTCGCAACATCAGATTCTTTTGTGCTTAGAACTTCTTGCGCAGTATTCAATTCAGTTTGTGCGTTAGTTGTAACAGCACTTTGATTTTGATAAGCAGTTTCAGCAGCGTTAGAAGTTTGAGTTGCTTGTGCCACATCAGCCTCAGTAACAGGTTGAACAACTGGTTCTTGTGTTGCTTCTGTAGTTGCAGTAACAACAGGTGTAGTAGGTTCTTGTGAAGCTACATCATCAGCTTTAGCATATCCAGTAGCGCCCAAAGCAGCAATAACAGTAGCAGCGCCAGTAGCAAGTTTGAAATTAGTGTTAGATTTAGTTTGTTTCATATGTAATGAACTCCTTTAAAATGTATTTTTATTTTGTTGAATTTGTTATGACTTCTCATAACGTAATTCTATTATAACATATTTTAAACAAAAAGCAAGTGTTTTTTTCAAAATAATTGACACTTTTGTTTCTTTTATAATATCATGTGTAATACTTATAATTTTACAATTATTTTTATTTATATAAAAGAAAGGATATAAAAATGGAAATTTTATCAAAGGAAATAAAAATTCCTTCTAGAGAAATAGACTCAATTCAAAAAGGTTTTTCTTTTTTAAGATGGATGGATGCTGCAAATAAATCTATATCTATCTTTTACAAAAAAGATGATGAACATTTGTTGAAAGATAAATGGGAAGTAATTACTCTTTTACTTGAAAGAGAATTTGGAGGTGTTCTTCCATCACAATTTACTGAGATGGTTTTATTTACAGAAGGAAAAAGAGAGTTAAAAAGTGCTCATTTTTTCTTTGTGGATAAGGCAATTCCAAAAAGTGAATATCTAAAACATTCCTTAAAATCTTTCAAAAACAATTATCATAGGCCTAATGAAGAAGCGAAAATAATTAAAAATACTCTGAGAATTGATTTCAAAAAACAGGTTTTTGGAAACTCTTCTTTTTGGCTCGTAAGAAAATATGAAGGAGTTATTAATAAGGCAAAAATTAATTGGAGTATAACTAAAAATGATGGAATAATTATTCCTGTAAAATTTGATAATGAAAACTCTAATAGAATTATTAATTTAGATGAAGTTTTTTATTATTTATATTTTTTTAAAAACACAAATAATACCCTAAATATTATTCGACATTTTAGTATCTTAGGTTCTTTGGGGATGAATGGTTCTTTCACGGATGGACATGATAGGTTTGAAAGCCTTAGTTTATACAATATTGTTTCTGGGAAACAATATACACTACAAAGTAGTAAGGAAATGCCTATTGAGACCAAAGACTTTTTTGACAATATGATTATATCAGATGCTATCTTCTCTGAAACTAAAGGTATTAATGTTGTTATTTTGGATAATGGAGAAAATTATTTTGTCACTTTGAGTTGATATTTGTTTAAAAGATGGGTTTCCATCTTTTTTTGATTGTCTTTTTAGGCCTTTTTGAGTATAATAGATATATACAAAATTGAACTAAAAAAATTATTTTTACATTGAATAAACAAGGAAGGATTAGTAATCAAATGATGAATATCATCAACAAAAAAATCATTTTACAAGAGCCTTACTATGAATCTGAGCATATTGGAAGTAGCCCTTTAGAACATTATGCAAGGAAATGGAATAACAAAGAGTGCCGAACACTTTCTATTAATTTTCTTGAAAAAGATTTACCGATAATAGAAAATGACTGGGCAACAATTGTTTCCTCTTTTGAAAGAAGCTTTGAGGGGTTTGATGGTGCTTTCTTATCTGAGGAATACGTTATCTTTGTTAAGTCTGCATCCTATAACACAAAGGAACGAGCAGGTGAAATTTGGGTATTTCCTGTTTTGTTATATGACAATATAAGCAAATATCTTTCCTTCACTCTAGAGGAATTTTTAGAGAAAAGATATAATTTCAGTGAATACAAAAACAAATATCTAAGCAATGATAACCATCAATGGTTCTTTCATTTTAAATATAACCACAATATACTAGGAGCGAAAGTAGAATATTCTTCTGGGAAGATTCCTTATAACAGAAACAAGGAACTTAGTTATGGAGATAATAAAGAATTCTATGTTGTGCCAGTTAAATCAAGCATTAGAAACACTAATGGTTTTATTGATTTGGTTTATTTTATAGGAGAATCTGACTTAGGCCACCAATTTAAAGGGGGTAAGGCAGATAATTCCGCACAGAGGTTTATGATTGAAAAAATAATTGACAATGGAGAAGGAAGATATATAAACACTGAATTTTTCGAGTTTTCTTTTCTTGATTTCTTATCTGGAAATAAAATATTTAGTTTGCGAAAAGAAATGACATCAGAAGACACACAAATATTGAAAAATATAGTTATCTCAGAAATACTCTACCATCCTAAGCGCAGTGCCTTACTTCTAGATAATGGCAATATATTAATTGGTAGCTTTGCATAAACTACATGAATCAACTAGAGACAATGTGAGATTGTCTCTTTTTTATTTATAATAATCATTGTAATGTTTGTTTTACAATATTTATAATTTTACAATAGAAGGAGACATTAAGATGGAAATTATGGAGCTGAGTATCAATATCCCCAACAATGATTATTTAATAGGAAGAGATACAAAACTTTTTTTACAAACAATGTGGAACGAGTTTTTTAATGTGAAGGCATATTATAAAAAAGAACATGAGAATCTAATTCTCTCAAATAAATCATATATTGTTTTGGCAATAGAAAGTTTCTTTTTTGAAGATAGTTTGCTTGATAGAGATGGAAAAACAAAATTTCATTTAGCTCTTTTTGCGGAAGGAAAAAGAAAAATGACTTCTCTGTGGATTGCGTTTATCAATTCTGATTCATCAGTAGAGGAATATCTAAAATATTCTCTGGAAGAACTAGCAGAAAGGGGTTTCTTCGTGAATGCAACAGATGGCAGTAAGAGCAAAGTCTCAACATCAAGGATTTTACAATTTCGTTTCAAGACACATCCTGTGGGTAGAAGTGTAAATGTATATAACAAAGAATACAGGATTAGGTATGATTCAACATACAAAGAAGAAAAAGGGGAAAGTTTAGACCAATTTTTATTAATCCCTCTAAAAACAAATTTTGAAAATTCTAATGGATTTATAAATTTGGTTTCTCTCTGTTTGTATACTGATTTTACCAAACAATTACATTCCAGCAATATTGGAGATAAAAATTACTGGAAAAGTTCTTTGACACCAATACGCTTGTGGAATGAGAATAATAAAAAAATTGTGAAAAATCCTGAGCCGTCTAGCTTTTATCTAGAAAACATTGTAACCAAAGAGCGAATTGCGTTCTCTTGCCCAACTACAACGCCATCAAATCTAGAAAAACTAGATAATCTAGTAATTGAAGAATTATATGAAGATGGAAGTATTTGTACCAGCAACAAAGAAGTCATGTATTTCACTCTTTGATTGTTTTATTTCATTTTAAAAGATAGGGTTTTCCTATCTTTTTTTATTTATGTTGTTTATAATATTACTTGTAATTGTTTTACAAAAAATAAATTTTAAAATTAAACAAAGGAGAAAAAACAATGACAAATCAAATTCAAACACCGGCTCTTCACAAAGAGCTATCCAAGTATCTTGAAACAATTAATTCCAACTATCTTGTTTCTGAACTAAAGGTTGATAAGACTAAAAAAGGCGACGAGTACGCCAAGTACAAATTGTCTGATAAAACTGCAACGGTAGTGGCGACACACTGGAATCTGACACCGGATGAAAAAGAAATGCTTCAAAATAATGAAGTTCTTCTTGTTTCTGGGAATGGAGGAATCAGCAACTATTCAGGTGAGTACGAAATCACTGTAACAGGTATTCAGCTTTCTAAAGATGTTGACTATGATGCCTTAACTCCGTCTGAGCCTATAGATAGCCATGACACTTTCAAAAAATTGAAACTTGTAGTTTCAAAATTTGAAAACCCCATCTTAAAGCGAATCACTCTTGCGTTGCTAGAGGATAAGAAAGGTTTTCTGATGAATGGTTCAGCGGCTTTAGGTATGCACCACTCAAAACGGCATGGCCTGTTAAGACACGTTGTTGAGATGATTCAGATTGCAGCAAACATTATTAGTGTATATCCTGATATACTAAACAAAGATTTGCTCTATTCAGGAATTATCTTCCATGATGTCATGAAGCAGAGTGAATATGTTTATTCTGAACATACAGGAATTGCCAAAGACTTCTCTTCTGACGGTGTCCTGTTTGGTCATGTAGTGATGGGGAGCAAACTCCCTGAATACTATGCAACTGAAGAAGAACGTAATTCAGAAGAGCTGAGAATGTTGCAACATTTAATTCTCGCTCATCATGGCAAACTGGAATGGGGCAGCCCAGTGCAGCCGGCAACGCCAGAAGCGTATGTTCTTCATATGGTAGACAATATTGATGCAAAACTATATGTCTATCAAGAAGAATTGGCCAAATTAGAACCCGGCGAACACACGAAAGTGAAACGCCTAGGTCACTCAATTTACAAAACAACCTTATAAAATTCAGGAAGAATATAGGAGAATAATAAACAATGGATATTGACTTAAAGGATTTAAAAGAATTTGTTAAAAGAGAGCTAAATTCACCTCGCTCTCCAATAAACAAAGGCTTAGTATTAGAAGTGTTACCTGCTGGAAGTTTTCTTTATGGACTAATGACAGAAAAATCAGATATTGATTTAATTGCCATTACTCTTCCAAGTTTTTCAGACGTTTTGTTTACAAAACGCTCAATAGAAAAAACAACAGACTTTGAATACAAAGGACATAGGCTGGAAATTAATGTTATCTCTATAACAGACTTTTTCAGTTATATTGTTGGAGGCCGGCCGCCTATGTTTATTGAAGCGATTATTGCTTATGATGGAGAACTTGAAATCCTCAAAACTCTCCAGAAGCAAGTAGAGGCTTGGATTAAAAAAAGTGATGGTTTTGCGAACTACCGAGTAATAACTGCTAGACACTTGATTTCCAGTTATGTTACAGAGTTGAAAGCTTTTGAATATAAAATCAAAAAATTCAAAGAAGAAAACTCTGATGTCACTTCTGACATTGCTAAACACCGGGTTAGCATGATGCGGAAGAATCTGCTAATCCTAAGTTTGGTTTGCGGAGGAGAAAATGGATTTTCAACAGCCCAAAGGGATATAATTTTATCCCCTATAAAAGCAAGGACTTTAGTTAAAATGAAATCTGCCCCTAATTCAGGATATAAAGATGATACAAAATTAATTCAACATTTTGAGAACATCCTTAAAAACATGAATAAACGAGTGGATTTGCTTGAAGACAAAGTTTATGAAAATCCTACATCTGAATTTGTGTATCAAAAAGATGTGAACAACATGGCTGAAGAAGTGCTAAAATTTATTCATTCAAGTCCGTTTACATTTTGAACAAATTAAAAATGATAGATTAAATATATCTATCATTTTTTTATTTTTGTAATAAAGAGTTATTCTTGTAGCAATCCTTGATTTTGTATTTCCTAAAAAGCAGACAGATTAATTTCCTAATGACCTCTTTCTCCTCAATAGAACATTCATCAATAACCATTCTAACCAAGTTTTGCTTTATCATAGATTGTATTTCAGTTCTTTTGTACCTCCTTTGGAATCTACTAGTTTCTTTTACAATCGTTTTTATATCATTGGCCGGCAGGAAAAACAGGAATTCATTGAAATTCCACAAAGGGTTTTTCTTGGCTTTTCTTATAGTTTTGATTTTCAATTGATTGTTTGCTGCAACTCTTTTCTCACTCTCAGATACAACAATAATTCCCCAGTATTCTGGAATATAATTTTTAATTTTTGAAGAATATTTCTCTCCAACCACAATATAGTTTTTCTCTAAATATATATCATATTCAGGTATTTGTGTTGACAGTCGTTGCAAGGAATCCTTGTCGCTCTTTATTTCATAGCCTGTAAAGATTTCTCCTACTGTTACTATGTCGGCGCGTGCTTTACTTGATGGCAGCACAAATTCTTGATAAATCTCTATTTCTTTATCTTTTGATAATTCCTTTAGTAATGCTTGTCGTATTTGTTTATCATCAAGAGCCATAATTCACCTTTCTCCTTTTTCACACTTTCGAATAAAATAGAAAGCGACAGATTAATTCATCTACCGCCTAATCAATTCTAAAATTGGAATAACACATTTCCTTCGACTTCATCCGCTCTAACAAATGGGTCTTTCCAAAATCGTGAATCGTAACTATTGCTACGATTATCACCCTCGACGAAATATGAACCTTTAGGAACTGTTAGGACTCTCTCATCTTTGTTGTGAGGAGCTTTTTCATAAGCAGCTTTATCTTCATAAACCTTAACATGTGGGTCAAGTTCAGTTCCGCCAGAGATGACCACTACATTACCTTCTGTCGCAACGACCCTCTTCACATATAACGATTTTCTCCCATTTTGGAACAAATCTTTTCTAAAGAAGATGATTTCATCTACCTTCGGCTTTCTGAACCAAAAAGCCATATGATTTCCGACGAAATGAGAGCCTACTTTCATTGTTGGCTGCATTGATGCACTCGGCACTACGGCATGTATCAAAAACAATCCAGATTGGAAAATAATCAAGCTGACAACAAGAGGAATGGTAATCCAAAGAATTGTATTTCGAGTTTCTTTTTTAATTCTAAACATAAATTTTACCTTTTTAACTTTTATTTTGAACTAGAACACCACTACAGCTTCTTCTTCATAACACTTATTCCAAGGTTGCTTCTTCATAACATAATCAACGCCTAAGAAACTTGCATAACCAAGTCTTTCATCTGAATCATCTACCAATAGCGGTGAAGATTGAGATAGTTTGATGCTGTCAACAATTTTCTTAAAATCAGAATAATTCTCACACATACGGAAATAACCAATATTACTGTCATAGGCCAATCCATATTCATCAATTAGATATTTGGCGAATTCTGCCTTTTGCTTTGAAGTCTTCTTGGAGATGTTGCTGCTTACAAAAACAACTAAACTTCCTTGTTTGTGAGCGTTTCTCATAAATACCCTAGCAGGCTCATGTAACTGAGCGCCATTCTGAGCATCATAAACATTGATTTTCTTTAGTTCACTGAATACTTCTTTGTAGTTAATAGCATAACTCTTGTGCTCTTTTTCTTTTATGGCTTTAATTTTTAAGCCAAAAGAGTTTTCTACAAATCCCTTAATATCCAAGATGGTGTCATCAATGTCTACAATATAGAACGTTTTCATCTATAAATTTCTCCTTAAAATTATACTCTTTGAATGTATATATAAGTGCTATGCCAATGATTAACTATGGCGGAAACGTGCAATATCTGAGGTGTTCCAGATATTATTCATATCTTCTTCCTTAAAGATAATTTGATAGCCTTTTGACTTTTCTTCAATGAAGTTCAAATAATCTTTAAAGTAAGATTCAAAATTAGAATAGTCAATTTTTCCAAAAACAAAATCATTTTCATTTACTCGTTTAGTGAGCAATCCACCTTTTGCAAGAACTTGCAAGAAAGAATTGCTGACATGAATAAACAAAGTGTCATAACCTTTAGTTTCACTTTGTTGCTTGTTTTTGGCAATAGATAGAGCGGAGACAATGCCGTCCAAAACAGAAATGAGATAATTAGGATTATCAACATTTGTTCTATAGCGGTAAAACAGTTGTTTTTTCTCGTCTCTCATATCTACTAAACTTGACCAAAATCCATTTTGACCTTGCATAGAATCAACAAAAATATTGAGAAAATCAGAAGATGAATTTGCCAAGGCCTTTTCAGACTCATAAGCATGGTTCACAACTTCAAATTTGCTCATATCAATAAATTGAGTAGGAACGAATAAATCATCATAGGTGATACCTGTTAAATATTTATCGTTGTCAGCCCAATCCACAAGGTAATAAATTCCAGTGGCAATCTCTCTAAGAGCATCACCGTTATATAAAATTAAATTTGAAGAAAAATTTTCAATGCCGTAATAAACATTGTCTACATCTTCAAACTCTATCTCACCTGTAAGTTTGGAACGATATTTAATGCAAATACCATTTTTGCTTTGAATGATTTTTCCTTTTGTTGGGATGAGTTCTCCTTTATTGAGCTTGCTAGGAATCCCAATAGTGGAATGTCTCTTCCCCCAAAGCAATTGTTTTCTAATTGAATTATTCATTGTTAATCATTCAATCCTTTCATTTGTTGATTGATTATATTATACCATATTTTATGGCAAAAAATAAAGCCCTTTGTTACAAAATAAAATAAAGAGCATACTAAAAATAAAACAAACAAAAAGGAGGATGTTAATGTAGAGTATGTATATCAATAATTG